CTACTCATTGTCCCACTCTTCCATTTGTGGGAAAAACTTTATCCTTAATTCCTCCATTCGCTTTTTAGCCGCCTCTCTTTCTTCTTGGCTGATTTTTGTCCAATCTATGGCTTGTCCACATCTGGAACAAAAATTGGATTTCCGTTGGCTGCGCATCCTTGGAATATATCTTTCTCCTACAAACCATCCGCACGTAGGACAAATCCAGTCTGCATACCTGATTCTTTTTATCTCTCCGGATCCGTCATCATAATCAATCGCCTGTGTGCTTTCGTATTCCTTGAACATTGGCGGTTTTTCTTTCATCCTACTGTCATCTTCTTTCCTGATAGATTGCACTGTTTTCGGCGTATCTCGTTGCCGTAGCTCCGCTACTTCCCTGCATTTCTCTGTATACAACCGGTCCATCTCAAGAATCTGTTCCGACGTCAATCCGGTGTTTTCATATCCTGCCAAACGGTCTACTGCCTGCCATTCTTTTATGCCTTTATTTAGTTTGTATCCTGCTTCGTATTTGGCTTTATGTGTTAATCTTTCCACTATCATTCCTCCCCTTTTACTAATGATCTTCCACTGTCATTCTATTCTTATTTCTCTTCTTCGTGCTCTTGATGGTTTCCTTATTCCATATTTTCTATAAATATCAATCCCCCCCCCGCAGGATTTTTCCTTGAGGTAACGTATGCGGTTTTCCTGGTGTTGAGCCGAATTTTCACTATATCTCCACAATTTATGCATTTATAATTAAAATTATCTTCGTCCATATTTGTGTAGTATTTAAAATCTTCCCCGCATTCACAGTGGACGTACATCGGCTTTAAATCTTCCAGCGGAACCTTATTGCCGCATTCGCACCTGTGCTCCGTTATATCTGATTTTGTGCAAAATCCTTTTATTTCCCCACAAGCAGGGCATTTTATGTACAAAAATCCTTTGTATCCATCTACGCTTTGCTCGTAATCACTCCGCGCTTCAGAGCCTCTTGAAATTATATCTCTCCACCCTTCGCCAAACAGACTGTCATTCCGGCTTTTTTTCGGTACTCTATGGGCGTCGCTATTCGCCATTTCAGACGGTTTCTGTGTTTCCTTAATCTTTTCCATTTCTTTCTCTGCAACAACACCCCATGCTGCCGCAACCGCGTCCTGAAGCGTCTCGGGTTTGCTTTCTTCCAGCATATTTTCTCTTCCCAGTTCGGAATATTTATATGCCATCTGGATAAGAGCAGTAACCTTGTTTACATCAAGATCAAATCGGTTATTTCCGTATGGCGTTACAATATCAATCTTCATTCTCGTTCTCCTCGCTTTCTCCTGCGTCCGGTCCTTCTCCATACCGTTCTGCACATGCCCTACTGTCGGGAAACAAAAACATGCACGCGCCTCCAGTTATTTCACATCCATATCCGTGCTGCTCATTGGTATGATAAGCAGCCTTACATTTTCCTGCCGCCATTTTCTATTCTCCTTCCATATCATCTAAGCACGCCTGCACCAGTTCATCATAATGGAATTTCTTTCCCTTTTTTCTATACTCCTGATACCTTTGATACCTCTTTGCCATAGCCGTAATATACTCACTGCGAAAGTGACACCAGAACCTATATCCGTCCTCATCCTCTGCGCATACTCCAATGTCTAACAAATCTCCACCGAACATAGCGTGCTTCGGCACAATGTCCCGGCAATGTCCAATCACAGTGACTTTCTTTGCTTTGCATAACTGAGCCATTTCCCACGGATTTGGTGAAAGCCACACATTCCACATTTCTTTTTCGCCGATTTCATCATGGTGCATCGGATTCTGGATGGCTTCGATTATCTTCCCGGCTGCATTATTATATTTTTCAATGATTTCATCTTCTGTCATGGGAAGCAGAAAGAGCGCTCTTGAATCAATCCTCTCCTCATCTCCTCCTTTTCTCCATTTTTCCACGGTCACAAACGCAGGGGTTATATCTTTCACATACGCAACAAATCCAGAATGGCAGTTTCCATATTCTGTTCCCTTTATCATCTGTCCCACTTTTAAATGCTTATATGTTACTTTCCTGTTTTCTTCCATATCCATCACCTCTTTCTGGCGACTTTCCAGCCGCCAGTTCAGATATACAGTTATCAGTCATTCAGTTTTCTGTAATAAGCGGAGCGGAACCCGATGTAGGAGATGGAATACGCACGAGAGTAGCCCAAGCTCACGCAGAACACACCCGCATTGGACGTGTAGTTGCAGCTGCCGCCACAAAGCGGCACATATTCTCCGTCCGTGCTGTCAACATACAAGTAAGCATTTTCTTCACCATCCCACAACCCCAGCTCTCCCAGCTGTTCGGATGCACAAGCTATACTGACATTTCTCCATCTGACACCAGCATATCCCTGTGAGAAATCATCATCCGTTGTAAAGGTGATTTCTCCATCTGCCACATTGACATGTATAGGTTTCCCTCTATCATCTACTACATTCCGCCAATCATCGCCCTCTGCTGTCAGATCAATGTCCAACGCTGCATCATTATTATTCGCCGCCTGCAACACGCTGTTTTTAATACGGAATCCTCTGACCATCTCCCAGACATTGCCGCAAAGGTCATGGATGCCGTCTTTTTTATGATTGTGCGTCCATGTCTCCGGTCCAGATCCCGTCAGGACAATTCCGCCACCTTCATATATAATTCCTTCTTCATCTCCATCTGCGTAATATTGTCCATAATTTGTATTCCCATGCGGTAAAATGCCGCTCATCCCACAAATCCCGGAAACAAGTCCCCATTCTGCCCTCGTCATAAGATGCCATCCTTCTCCTTTTGAGAAGCACACCCTTGCCGCCTCATCATTGGTGATGTTTGTCCACGGTTTCTGCATTGGCAGGCTGTACGGCTTTCCATTTATGTTGCAGTTCTCGTAAACAGAAATATATATTTCATCATATTCTTTATTTCCGATGATAAATGCTGGGTGAACTTTATCACTTCCTCCAGGGAAAAGTTCGCAATTTCTCTTTTTCGTGATCCGATACATAAAAGACGGGATTCCCACATCGTCATAAATAGCAACAACGTCCTCTTTTAACCCCGGTGCTGGTTCCGGCATGTCAGCTACCTTCGCAGTGGCTCCATGGATTGCGATGCCCGATTTGTTCCCGTATTCATTCAGGAATTTCTCACACATTTTCTGTGCAAAGGCTTCCTCCCCTTCTGCTTTGTAGATAATCTCTTCCTGATAATCTCCGCAGTTATCCCTCTTTGTCATGATTACTTTTGCCATATCCATCGCCCCTCTCTTTAATCAATCTCTACCTCCGTGTAAAGTTCATGTGTTCCGTTTAACAGTTTGAACTCATTGTCAGAACTGTATGTATGTCCATAAAGAGCCAAAACATTGTAAAATTCCTGTAAAATCTTCCCGTTTTTCTCATTGTGCTTCACAGGCCATTCTGTCAGTTCCATATCTGCTGTACCTATATATGCCGCAATCAGCGTCTGCTCCATCGCATTAAGGCGTTCCACTGTTTCCTTGGCTTCCTGTATCTCGTTCTCCTCAGCGTTATAATATTTTTTCCCGAGAATAAATCCGATAAAATCTCCATCGGTAAGATATGCGCCGCTTTTTCTTATCACTTTCCAGAGAGAAAGCATTGCACCCTCCGTATTCTCCAACGGCTTTATTTTCCCTGCGATAATATCCATGATGAAATCTCTCCGGCATGTCGCCATCTCTTTTGCCATAGCCTTAATCTTTTTCCTCCGGCTGTCCCTCTCAGACCTGCGTTTTTCCTCCGGCGTCAGCTCCCGTTTTTGCTTTTTTGCTTTACGGATTATTCTGACTTCACTCCAGTATTTTAGGTAATACAATTTTTCCTTTCCGTCTGGTTTTACATCAAATTTCTTTGGCGGTTCTTCCCTCAAAGAATAGCTCTTTACTGTCTCCCACTTACTTGTATAGATTTCCTGCCTGGCTTTATCCGGTGCCTCCTCAATACCGTTCTTTTTCAGCATGGCAACGATTTTCTTTTCGTTTGCCTTCTGCTTTTCTTCCTGGATAATTCTCTGAACACTGCTCGTAATTTCCCTGGAATTTCTTGCGTCTTTCAATATCTGATTCCGTTTCTTCAAGCTTTTAATCTTTTCCAGCTCATATAAGTCAGTAAGGGAAATCTGAAATCCGTCCTCCTCCTGTTTCTCCTGTAATAACTTCTGGTCAAGCTTTGCGATATTCAATCTGCGGCGCACAGTAGTTTTACTGAACCCAGTTTTCTTGGCAATCCCTTCCTCTGTTTCTCCCAAATCAAGAACCATTTGAAATCCTTGTGCCTGCTCATAAATTGTCAGATCATCCCTCTGCATATTCTCAAGCAGCATGGTCTCCAACTGTTCTTTTTCATCCATCTCTGCCACTTCGCATGGGGCTGTCTCTATCCCGGCCTTAATTGCAGCCTTTAATCTCCTGTTTCCGATCACCACCAAGTATGTATCGTCTTCTTCTGGATTTTTCACCACGGTTAAATTCTGTCTGATCCCCTGAGCCTTGATGCTCTCCGCCAGTTCATCAATCCCTTTATAGGTTTTCCTCACATTTCTCGGATGGACTTTTAATTTGCTAAGTTCAATCTCCTGTATCATCTCTGCTTTTTCTCCTCTCTTTTCTACTTTTCTTTGCTTTGGATATGGAGATTTTCAATGCCGCTGTATTTGCGGCTGCCTCCATCAGTTCTCTGTTACTTCCCTTTAAATTCCATCTGTTCATCACCACAAGTTGAGAACGATCTACCATAATCAGATTACTTATATCAGTGTTAGTCGTATCCCCATCAACAAATATGATTGCCTTCCCTTTCGGAACCGGACCGTGATGCTTCTCCCATTCCAGAATATGCTTCATTCTCCACACATTCGGCTCGGCTACTTTTTCATACACATATTTCTGGCCACGCCTATAATTATGCCGGATACTCACTGTTCCAATAGGCTTGCGGTTTTTCGGGATATGTCCTTTTTTAAATTGTGTCTCTGCCATTTTCCCCTTCGTCGGAGGATGTTTCCCCTTATTGGCCGGAACATGGCCTTTTTCAAATTTCCCAGTCCTCCCGGTTGTGATTTTATGGTTTTTAAGGCATGACCGTATCTGGTTCACTCCCAAGGAAAGACCAAACTCTGCATTTATCGCATCCGTGACTTCTTTATAGCTATGCCCGTAAGCAAAGTTTCTGAGAAAATCCAGTTCCTCGTCGGAATAATAATGAATTTTCAACTCTTATCCTCCAAAAATCCAAAAGCTGCGGCTGTTCCAAGGCCATATTCCTGTTTCATTTTCTCTGCTCTGAGAGCCAGGCTTCCATTGTCAATAATCTGTGTTGCCACATTGCACACTGCCTCCGCCCGTCTGATTTCCTCGTCCAAGTCTTCTCCCTTTATATCCTCATCAGATAACCTCTCCAACTGTGCAAACAAATGATTGTTCAAATCTGAAAGCTTATTTTTCATTCTCTTTCACCTCACTTTTTTGAAACAGATCATTAACTGCGGCTTTTATTTTCCCCGCCAGCGCCGGGCCTACACCTCTCACATCGGATACGGCTTTCAAAATTTCCTCTACATCCACTCCTGGGACTGCTTTTTTCCCGTCTTCGTACCCGTTCATATAAACCCTTGTGCAGAAATCATCAAACTGCTGATGGTCGTATTTTTTCACTGCTTTATACACTTTTCTTGTGGTGACATATTTCTTCACTTTTCGTCCTCCTCTAAAGATTTCAGTACCTGTTTCATAGCATATCTGGCATTATTGGTGAGCTGTCTCTGCCAACATTTGTTGCGGGGCGACCAGCGGAAACCATTCTTTTTCAGAATATCCCTGATATCAGAATCTGGCTTTTCATCAAAGAAAAGCTGTAACCGCATGATTTCCGTATTTTCTACTGAGCGGAAATACTTATTATCGCTTTCAGAGTTTTCCCGTTCTTTTGCCGCTTTCAGAGCTTTCAAGCGTCCTTCCACTCTGTGGATATTCTGGTTATTATTTGCCAGGGCGTAAGACGGATATCCTACTCTTCCGCAAAAATCAGGTTTTCGCAATTCAGCAATCTGCCTGTCCGTATACCCCAATTCCCGCAATGCCGCATCCCCCTTCTCTGTGTCCTTCATGCGGATTGCCTTGTTCGCCGCTTTCATTTTCTCCTGGTTTTCTTTTAATCCAGCCAGCTTCTTCTCCAGTTTCTCCACGGCATCCTTGTCCCCGGATTTAATAATATCTTTTCCGTTGGCAATGCTCTGGATTTTATCAATAATTTTCTGGATTTCCTGAAATTCTTTATAATTTCTGTCGGATGCGGCGTTCTGCCGCTCCTTTTTCTTCACAGAGAAGTTCCCGGCTCCGGAAATCATTACAGACGGGCACATGCAACCAATCCTACTCCGTTCATTCAAATTATCGGCCATCTTCTTGGAATACCTCGCCGCAAGACCGTAAATCCTCTCTTCCGCATCCGGTCTTTCTTCTACGGCCTTATCTGCAATTTTATATGCACTGTCTACATATCCCTTGTATTCCGCTTTCAGAGATCCGGTTTTGTATTCCCGGAATGACATCATGTCGTGCGCCTGTTTTGCCAGCTCTTCGTTGATTGGATAATAAATTCTCTCCGCCATAATCAGCCCTCCTCTTTTGCCTCGTATGCTGCAATCTCATCCAAAAATCCATACAGCTCTACGACCTCATCTTCATCAAGCTTTCTCTCAATTTCCTCGATAAACTCGCACAATCTATCGGTAAGTGGTCTCTGCATTTCTCTTATTTTTCTGTTCTCCTCCTCTACATCCTGGAAATATTCGGAACCCAGAATAACCTTTTTCTTTGATTCGCTCACGATCACTGGCTTATATCCCCGTTTTTTCATTCCTTCCATATCAGACTGGCTTGATACAGGAACCGCCTTTGCTCCAAACTCATTAATAAAATCCTCAGCAATCTCGTTTTTCAAATCCATTGGTACACATTCCTGTGTAATGTAATATCCACTGTAAGAGGACAAGGATTTTTTCAGCATTTCCGCATCTTTTACTTGCTCCATCATTCTTGACGCATACCACTGAACATCAAAGGAATTTACCATACTCCTGTCTCTTTCCAGGCGGACGTAGCAAGGTTTAAAATCAATCCCTATTTCGAGCCTCGGTTCATCGCAGATATACAATCCACCGACAAATACTTTTCCAATGAATCTTTCATCCTTCAGGATGTCTCCATACATCGTGTGTACTCTTTCGTAATCTTCTTGCAAATGGAGATTTGCCCCTTTTATCTGGTCATATTCTTCTGACGTAATCCCTCCGATTTCAATAATCAGGCTGTGCTCCGGCACTTTTTCCCATATGGCTGATGTTTCTACGAAAAATGTCGGAACTAAAACGCCGCCATATTTCTTCGATTTCACCAGTCTCGGTCTCCATATCTCGCGGCGGCAGTAATTATAAAATGTCACCTGCTTGTTATTCCTCAGCAAAACCACTGTGGCGATTTTATATCCCTCGCCGTGGTTTCCGATCATCTCCGCATCTTTATCCTTGGTCGTATTCCCGAACAGTAAGGATTTGATATCCAGCTCGCTGTGCTTATTTCCAATCTGAAGGACTTCCCTGTCAGCATCATACGAAAGCATCATTTTATTGCTGCTATCTCTTGTTTCCTCGTCAATCGCATTCTGGAAGAACTCTCTCACCCCTTCCACGATTCCCCATGACGGAACATAATCCGCGCTTATACTCAGTTCATATTTACGCATTTTCCACGCCCTCCTGTGCTTCGTATTCTTCTCTGGTTGGCCTTTTCCCGTTCAGGTCATCCCATATGTAATCGCTTCCCATCCTTAATTCCAGCTCTGTTTTGTAACAGTCCCTGCACATACATTTTCCGGAAAGCCATATCATCTCGCCCCAGTATTCAGGCTTTCCACAGGATTTGCAAATAACTATCTTTTCAGACATTGCATAACCTCCTTTTTACATTGTTTTCAATGATTAAAAAGCTCTACTAATCCGGCCGAAATATCCACTGTCTTGAGGTCTGCATCCCCATTATCGAATAATTCAAACAGGAAACTACCCATATCGAAGTCTGTTCTTTTTATCAGAGCTTCTAACTTGTGACTCAGTCCGTTTTCATGCGCTGCTCTCCACACATCCTGTTCTCTGTCTTCCCAATATCTATCTGCTCTTCTGATATCTTCCATTGTGATTTCTTTCGTTTCGGTTTTCACCTTCCTCTTGATTTTCTCCTGCCTCTGTGATACTATCAAGCCGAGGCGGCGGCAGGTGGATACCGCCCCGGCTTATGGATTTATGGCTCCGGTTCTATTTCTCAGGTAGGCCCCGGAGCCTTATTCTTTTTCTTGTGGTCTCTCTGCCTTTACTGGCTTCTGTGCTATAAAATCCAAGAATTCAATTACCTCTGCATCGGTATGTCCGTGTACCTTTAACCACTCTGCTGCTAAACTCATTTCTTTGGTGTTCATGTTTTCTTTTATAACCTCCATTTTCTCACTCGCCTTTCCAAAACTCATTATATTGAGTTTATGGTTATAATTTAACACGTGTAGGTAGTCTGTCAATACCCTTTTTTACTTTTTCCTCATTTTGTTGAGTTTTCATTTTTAATTCATATCCCATTGCCGCCAGCAGCTCCTCAATGCAGTCATAGCTCACCTGCTCCAACTCTGCGACCTCAAAAAACTGTTCCGTATCTGCCTGCACCGGCTCCCTGCCGTCCATCTTCTTTTCGATAGATAATTCGTATCCCAGACCGGCCAGTATTTTTCTTACATTCCCAAAATTAGGATATACTCTCTTGTTCAGTTTGTCCCATAAGTTCTGCCTGCTCATTCCGCATTTTTCTGACAGAATGTCATAGGTCATTCCTCTTGCCGCCATCTCATTTTTTATGAATTCCACAATATTCTGCACTTTCTTTTTCCTCCTGTTTCACAATCACGGTATAGTCAATAGCATCAAACTCTGGCCTCCAGACAGCCGTTTCAGCTATAATTCCTTTTGTATCTTCCAATACTTCAAGCAGATCCCCTTCTGTCAGCTCATCCATTAAATACCCCTTTTGAGCTTCAATCTCCTCGATTTCCTCATCCAGATATACAGTGCCGGACTCATATCCCGGCTCAACCTCATCCCAAGGATATTTTCCGAATATATTTCGATTTTCCCATTCTTCCCGGCGTCTCTCCCAGTATGTATCCTCGTTTGGAATCTCCCGCATCACAATTCCTCCTGTTCTCTGGAGGAAGGTATATAATCATACCGTGTATGCCAATGGTACTGATATAATCCAGTCTCTCGCTTTACTCCTTTCATTCTTTCCCTCGCTTTCTGCCGGAGAACAACCGCTCCGGCCCGGCTCCTTTTGTTTAATCCAGCAGTCTTTCCATGCTGATACTGTACTGTTCTTTCAGTTTTGCAAAAGCATTTTTCGTTACTCTGTATTCGTACCACCCTACCCTATAATTTCCCGGAGTACAGAAATCCTTTTCCTCATACTGCTTTATCAGGGTGATTCCCCTGCCTTTCAGTTTGAGCGGTGTGTCCACAAAATAGTACTTGCCGTAATAAGAAAGCTGCGCTTCCATCTGACAATCCGGTTTCTGGTCTCCCATCTCTGGTGTATAGGAATACACGCCGGTTCCTTCCACCTTCTCAGGCTCGTTCGGCTCCGGAGCTGAAATTTCCAGCCGCTTTGCCCATCCCTGTTCGGTCAACCTCTTTCCCTCCCCGTCAAGGAGACGTCCCTGTTCCTCCAGTTCCCCGATACTCTCAATATAAAAATTGAGCGTGTCAAGCGTAGTGGCGGCCGCAATCAACCTCGCTAAGTTATCATATCCATTACTGACCTCCTGCTTTTTAACCGGAAATTGAATTATTTTTGCCATCGTCATGCCCTCCTCCTTTTATTTCATGCTCTCTATATATCTACGACATCCGGAATATGTACCGGAATAAACAACTGTTCCATCTTTCACTACTGTGCAACCATCTGGCCACCGTATGATCTCAAATACCTTGCCATTCTCAAGTTCGTACCGTTCCATCAATAGTCCTCCTGTCTACTTCTTAATCCAGTTCCATCCACAATCCATCGCATGCTGCCTCTCTTCAGCATCCTTCGCTGGATAATACTCTCCATCGAGTTCAAGCACATACCCCTCCCAGCTCTGATACCATCCTGAATTTCTTCTTCTCTCAATCTCCTCCATGCATTCTTCGTAACTTTCAAATCTCTTCATCTTTATTCTCCTTTGGCTCATGTTAATGTGTTTTTGTCTTTCCTTAACTCGTTTTATTGAGTTTATAATACCACGTAGATAGATAGTGTCAATACCCTTTTTTACAAAAATTGAGTAAAAAATAGAGGACAGCTCATTTTTTTGAGTGTCCTCACATTTCATTGGTTTATTCACCTTCCTGCATGTTCTTCAATAATTCCCATGCCATCCGGAAGCCTGCCATAAACCCGGTTTTTTCCGCCTCCATACCGTATTCACTGACCATCTCCATAATAGTACCGGAATACTTTACCTTCTGAAGCTCCAATTCTTTAATCAGCCCTGTATGTACCTCCTGCATCCCAGCCGAGTCTGGCTTACCGCCGTCCAGCCGCTCCTCATAATACCCCTGAAAGATTTTTTCTAAAGCGTTCATTTCTGACTCCTTTCGCATATTTACAGGTCAAACCTGTATGTTCTCACATCTTCCGCCCCGGACAATTTAATGTCTCCATTATGCGTATATGCTTTACACCGGAAGAACGCTTCACTGTGGTCGAGGGACTCCTCCACTTGATTTTCTTTAATGTTAACCTCTATCACGCACATTTCCCTTATTCCTCTTATCACCAAAAACTTACATGCGTCCAAAGGTTTTTTGCAAAGATAAACCACGTTTCCGACAGAATGCTTTATGCATCCGTCTTCCAGGATTTTCTCCATATTTTCCTCAGTCGTTGCATGATAAAATTTCACTGCCTTACCTCCATTTCGTTTCCGAGCATCATTATCACGATTCGTTTCAGGAATACATTTTCTGCTTTTATTTGCTCATATTTCTGCTGAATCTTTTCAAGCTTCTTGGATTTTTCCTGTAATTTTGTCCGATTCTCATATCTCGCATCGCTGCACCATTTTGTGATGGTCGCCTTTGATACGCCGTAACGCGCAATAATCTGCGGAGTAGTCCAACCTTCTTCCATTTTCAATTTGACCACCATTTTCTTGAATTCTGGACTATATCTCTTCTTATGGTCGTGATTCGGTTCTACACAGTGTCCAGCCGGCCACATCTCTTTCTTTTCCTCTTCTCCTGCTTCCTGCCTTTCTTCTCCTGCACTTAATTGCGCCGGTTCCGTCAACTCGTCAATCTGCTCCAGAATATCAAACAATCTTTTTCTGTACTCTTTATTCATAGGCTTTTCTCCTCTCTACTGCTCAACAATCACAAAGCACTTTTTTATCTCTTCCAGATCATGGCAGCAATCTCCGCCTGGGTATCTGTAAATCCCCATATAATCCCCGTCAAATAATGGCTGACACCCCACCAGCGTTGCCGGGTAACCGCCGTTCCCTATAATCTTCAACGGCCAGCCATCTTTTCTCATATCATCAACTGGCATTTTCCTGATTCCTCCTCTGTTTTCTTATCTTCTGGCAGACTCCCGTACCTCCAGGGACACGGATTGTAGTTCCGTGAAGGATTTCGTTTCCTGCCGTGGATGAATATGCGATTGGGTGCGTACTGTTCAAGCGGCCTCGCACGCTCCGCCGGAGGGTTTCTTTCTGGCCCTGCCTTTCCCTATCTGATTTCTCCTTAAAACCAGCAAACCTGTTATCCATCATTGAGCATTTTCAGGCGTTCTCTGCTCTATATTTACCGCCTCCGGCTTTCTCATTAAAAACCGGCAAAACCTGTTGACCAATACCAATCGCTGTCCTCTGACTTCTTCCTGCGGACTTGGAACCGCTATACAGTGCATTACAGCGCCGAAACGTATCCGACATCATTTTAAATTAAAAACTACCTGTTTCCCATTTTCAATAAATACGGGATATTCGTTTTTTCTCTTTTTGAATCCTTTTCTTGCTACCCTTTCAGCTTGTTTCATGTCTTGTGTTTGCCCGATCTTATGGCACCTTCCATAATAATCGACTTCAAATACTGTATACATATTCTTCCTTTCTCCCGGCTTTACCCGGCCGGGGCGGGACTATGCGTTTCTATTACGCGTCTGTTTTAGATATAATCATAAATTCTCTCAAGACTTCGAGTTGTGAGCTTTTTAAGATAATCTAATGAGTAATCCGGCTGGATTTTCAGAATGTCTTCAATCAAGCTTTCCTTGTAGCTTTTTAATCTGTTCTTTTCATCTTCCACTTTCTCCGCCTCTTCGGCGTGCCTCTTTTCCATATGCCTGAAATATATTTCCTTCTCCTGCGGAGTCATTCCCATTGTGATTTCATTGATATTCATACGTATCCTTTCTCCCGATCATCACCCGGACCGGAGCGGGATGTGATTAATAAACTTTTACAAACCGTTTCACTCTCTTACACCCTCCTTTATGCGATTGCTAAAATTGCACTATTCTGGCTTTCCATGATATGAGCAAATTTCTCTGCGGTCATTGTCCCGGCCTCTGTTTCCTTTTTGATAACCTCTGCGGTTGCATCCATGATATTTCTGATTTTTTCTTCTCTTGTCATTCTTATCTCCCTTTCCTCGACTCGTTTTATTGTGTTTTGTAACTCGTTTTATTGAGTTTAATATAACACGTGTAGATAGTCTGTCAATACCCTTTTTTACTTTTTCTGAGTTTTTTCAAAAGTAACACTCAATTTATTGTAGTTTAAAATAATCATGTATTATGATATTATTTTTTATAAAAAAGGAGTTCTTGTATATGAAAAAATTAAATTTTATTATTACCCCCCCCCACAATATTTTTTGTAATAAAACAATAAAAAAAGTTATTATATATTCTTCTATAACGTTGTGTCTTTTTTTATCTGCTTGTGGGCGCACATCTCAATCTCCAGAAGATAATACTTCTTCAGAAATTTCGTCTACGGAACTTTCCCCAGAAGGTAATATATCTTCATCGGAATCTAACGCCTCTCCAAATACGCAATTGAAAGACATATCGCAATACATCTCATCGGTTTTTCCTAATGCCGAAATTACTACCGATGAAAATAGTATGAATATTGATTTGAGCGATTGTTATACTTCCTCATCCACTGAATATGTGCAAGAAGTTCTGTCTGCTTGCGCTTATATTTTAGGAACCAGTGGATTTGAGAACGAGTTTTCAAATATTTCATTTGGGTATAATTGTGACAAAGTGTTTATGGCATTGACTATTACGGATTTTAAAAGTATTTCAGATTTTACATCCACTTTATTTTGCACTGGGGAAGATGCAAACCACGTAACAGCATTTAATATTCTATACGATAAAATTTTTTATAACCATGACACAAAAAACAAACAGTTAATTGCACAAGGAGATCTCGCAAAACAATACGGGATTGACGGCGGGGATTCTGTTGCGGAACGCCAACCAGAGGATGATTTATGGTTTTATTCATCATTCAATGGCTCCATCATCCATGAATTGCAGGAATCGACATATGTTATTAATTATAGATACGATACAGAGGATACCTATTCTTATGGTCAATCCGTTGGAAATGACATTAACAACGCTGCAAAAAATTTAAGAACTTATTTAAGCAAATCGGAATTATTATCGTTTGATAAAATACTGATTATTTGTTTTGATGGGGAGTCCAATAATGCATATAGCAGATATAGTCTTGAAAAAAATAATAACGGTTCTTGGTATGTGGGAGAATATGAGATAGGTGATGAAAAATTCAAAGAAGGATTAGAAAGTGTTTTGGGTAATTGATATCACATACAGCTCACTTTATCGCTTTGCAGTACCGTGGCGCAAATTTGTCAGCCATTGGCTGTCAATTGGCTGGCTCAGATTTAGGTTTAGATTAAGATTAAGTATTAGATAATAATATATGGTCAAACTTCCTGGTGTATATCAGATTTATCTCCAAAAATGAGCAGGGACAAATTGGCTTACAAGAGGCTTTACAACGGCTCTCCGAGATAGAGTATTAGAGATAGAGTATTAAATTTAGTATTATATATATATGCTCATTTACTCCGGCTTTTCCAGGCTTAATCGCAGGAAAACACCAAATTTACACTGGACAGTATATTGAAATCCTCATCTGCATATGCTATAATGCCGATAGGCTAAGAGAAATGAGGTATCCATGCTGGACACCAACAAAAACCCCAGTGTTGCCGCACTGGGGTTTTCTATGCCGTTTTTTATGGTGGCTTATGCCATAGGCTGATTACCTACTTTTCGTCGTTGTCCAACCATCTGCAGATGAGATGGCTAATCACACCTGCCACGACAGCGATAATAAGAGATATGAGGAACTCCATACTGTACGCCCCCTTTCTGTTACCAGATTTGGGGAGGTAACAGGCGAATTATAACATACTCATCTGCTATTTTCCATCCCACTCATTCAGATTATCCGGCTTTTTGAGGTCGCCGGTCTGTGCCAGTGCGAACATCGCCGGTTTAAGTCCCTTCCAGTTTTCTGCGGCAATCTTTCGCAAATTATTTTCACCAGCTCCAAATCCTCTGTTATGGAGAAATTCATTCAAGTTTTTTGCACTTTTATTGTTGCTAAAAAATCCCTTTTTCTTGATATCTTTCACTTCTTTTTCCTCCGTTTCTGACATAGGTGTTAAAAATAATTTCCGTTCCGCTTCCCGGCGGCGTGTCAATCCGCGGTATATGGTTCCGCCGGCTTTGTTGTATTCCAACATCTTGTTGGCAATAGTGTCGCGGCTCCGGGCTCCATTTGCCGTGAGCTGGTCAATCGACCCGATATTGTATGCAAATGATGTCAATGCATCAATCTCATTTTGACTCCAGCCGTACTTATCATCGTACTTCATGACCAGCGGCAGATACTTCTGATTGAGAGATTCCTCCAGCCACTTTTCTGCGGTAGACTGCGATATTTTTAAGCCACGTTTGATAGTTGTCCCAGTGATAGATTTATCTGCATTGGTGATGCCATATCCGATAGTCCAGACGCCCACTTCATCTTGGTACGCTGTCAGGCGACAACCTTCAAATTCTTTTATCAAGTCAATTCCTTTGTCACTTATTTTTGCCATAGTTTCCCTCCTCTTCTGCGAACGTCCAATCCGTAGCGAAAACATCTTCTTGCGATGCATTCCATGGAATGCTTCTGGCGCCATTCGTTTGTGCTATAAATGGCCCAACCTCTATGAGATTAAGATCGGGTCTGGAAACATTAGAAAATTCCCAGCTCTGGGCCTCGGCAGCTTTGATGCAAATATTTCCATTCCATGATCTGCGTCTGAGGCCGAATCCTCTCTTCAAATATTTGAGAGCTGTATCAAACCCGAAAGAGGGGGTACCACCCAACACAGTACAATTACCTTCGTATGCTGGAATCCATTCATCAGATGCCACATTTTTCAGGGTGTATTCCACTCTCTGGGTATCCCTTATGTCCATGACTTCTCCGTCTCTCATATGCATCATGACTGTTTTCTTTTCATTGTCCCAGCACCAATATCCACCCCACGAAGGCAGCTTCATCTTGTCCCCTTTTTTCATCAACTGTAATGCCTGGTCAAATTTCAATCTTCTCGCCTCCCTCTACTTCTTCCGCACGACTACGCAGCCGCCGTACCATGAGTCACTGCAGCGTTTTCGGATTTCCTGGGCTACTGTGACCGTCTTGTATTTCCCGTTGGAAAATCTGACGACCTTTTTTCCGTTCCACATTAATACCGCCGTGTGGATCGGGTTCCGCTCCGTGAACAAAGTCATATGCCCGGCTTTCAGGGCTTTCTTCATTTTCTCCTTTGTGATTTTTTTGTAAAATTTTGCCGGGGTGTCCGGCGCCAGCCGATTGATTGCTTTGCAGATAATCTCCAAATTATAGTTTTTGCGATTACCTTTGTCATAATTGACTTGCAGGTATTTTAAACACTGCGCCATAGATTTCTTAACACCCACAAAGCGCAGGCCCATGTAAAACGCAGCAATGATACATCCTTTTGACCGGATGTAACTATTATCAAAATCATATTGGGACGGCAACGGGATTACCAGCCCGTCTGATAATTTGATCTTATACGGGTATATTTTCTTTCGCTTCTCATTTTTTACTGGTCTTATTTCAAATAATTTTTTCACCGACTCACCTCCAAAAAAAGCGGCGAGGATAAATTCCCGCCGCCCATGTACATTATTTTGATTTATTCAATTTCATCTGTGTGACAGCCTGCATCACTTTATCATAGCCAACCATGGCACATAACCATGACAGTAATACCAGGGCAATCAGCATGACTGCCATTTTGGAATTCAGTAGTGCATCTGTCATGATAATATATCCGGCATCGACGCATACTGCCAATACCGTTGCCACGGCTCCGGACATCAGGTTTGCATTGCATTTCATTCCTACACTGTCCAGCACTTTTTTAATGGCCTCCGTGAAAAGCCCTGTCAGTACAGACACCGCCAGCATTAAAAATAAAAACACATCTACGCTCATTCTTATAATCTCCCTTCGTAATAATGATTATGACCGCCATATAGCCCCGTGCGGCGTTTCTAATGGTTTTGTCCTTAAATCCTATGCCTTTAACTTCAAAACATCTGTATGAGTCTATCTCCGAGCATTTACTTAACTTAATGAGTAAATCATTTTCTGCTCTGCATCAATTCAGATATCCGAGCGGTCTCGTGCATCGGTATCACTTCCAGATCATTCATGGCAGGCTGCACCTCGGTATGTACATAACCATTGCCTTTTAACTCTTCGTAGTCTTTGAAAATCTTCCAAAAAGCCTCTGCCTCCATTTCTGACCATGCCTTCAACGGATTTTTTTCCATGCTAGTGTAATACCGATACGACTGTAGGAGCCGGTCCCGGAGCTTGTTTCTTTCCCTGCGCTGTATCTCGTCTTCCAGGCTTTGCAGACGCTGTATCGTTTCCTTCTGGGATTCTCTCAGGTCTTCAATGGCACCTGTAAACCTCCTCTGGATATCTACAGACTGTTGATGCCAGGCAGGATATTTCTTTGCCTGGTCGATCACGTCTTGTATCTGCTCATCCTTATTTTTTTCCCGGATAGCCTTGTCGGAAAAATATGCTTCCACTTTCTTGTAACACAGATACAAAAATATAAGCGCCCCAATAACAGCGACCGCCCAACTTATGCTATGGTCGCCAAATAATTGTAAAAAATATTCCATCTTCTTTTTGCCCTCCCGTTTTTATGTATGTGATGTCCCCCTCTGGTCCTGCCCGACGGTCAATCCGCGCCTGAGGCTTCATGACTGCAATTCCTTTTGCAGCATGGCCGCTTCTTTGATTTTCAGTAAATCTTTCTCCGTCACGACTCCGCCCTGCAGAAGTTCCAAGGCGAGGGTATCAATAATATCTGTTTGCAGCTTAATCACCTCAGACTGCTTTTCTAGGATTTTCAATATGGCTTCCATGTTTCTTCCCTCCCATCCTTTTTTCGACCCCATCGCGGGTCAGCACAAAATCTTCTATTAACCTTTTCCGGAACATTTTGCAATCACAATGTTTCAGCATCCCCAGATAGCACTCCAAGGTGGTAAATGCTTCTTTCATAGATATCTTTCCCCGGCGATACTCCTCCTGCCGCCGCCGGAGATTGCGTCGCATCTGCAATGTTGTACTCTTCCGGATCGTTACATAGTGCGGCCATATCCGGTAGCCGACAAATTCTATCCCCTGCGACACCGGACGGATGCAGGTTTTCTGGTTCAGTGACAGTCTCAGTTTCCTTTCAAGAAAATCGTTAATAAGAGACTTCCATTCGTGCAACTGCGCTTTGCTGTCAGATAATATAATCACATCATCCATATACCGGATATAAAAATGGATGCGTAAGGTTCGTTTACAATACTGGTCCAACGCATCCAGATAGATATTTGCAAAAACCTGTGACAACAGATTCCCTATCGGCATCCCGGTGTCATACAACCTTTCTTCAACCGGCACCTCCCCGGGAGACTTCCCGGGCGGCAGTCCAAACGGTGTATGTTTGCAGTCAATAATGCTGTACAGCACATTGAGCAGGCGCCGGTCCTTTATCTTCTTGGCAATTATCTTTTTAAGCACCTCATGAGAGATGCGGTAAAAATATTTGCTGATGTCCAATTTGAGGTAATACCACTTCTCTGGCTTATTATTCGTCAGGTTTACCCAGTATTTCAACCTCTCCATGGCAGACAAGGCTCCTTTCCCGGGCACGCAGCCGTAAGAATCCCGGATATATCCTTTCACCAGCAAAGGATTCAACACCCTGTATATGGCCCATTGGACAATCCGGTGATAGAACGTGATGGACATTATCATCCGCTTTTTCGGCTCATACACATAGAAAATGTAATACCGATCAACAGTATAATGGCCAGAATAAACGTCCTGCTGTATCCTGCGGATGATATTCCAGCAGTCAAACTGTGCCGCCAGTACGTCTTTGTGGTAACGCCGTCCTCTGGACGCATCCTGTATCGCCCCATAAAGGTTTTCATCCGAAAAAATTTGGTCGAAAAGATTTTTGATTTTCATATTACTTTTTTAGTTTCTTTATTTCTGCGTTTGACGTGTTTCATAAAAAAATTACTCCCGGTCTCCGCAGCTGTCCTCTTCCCCGCAGCCATGGCCACCGTCAGGAAGATTCCGTTTTTCTCCACACTATCGGCGGAGTGGAAGTGGGTTCCTTTATCCCTCGCGCTGCCGGCAGGTTCGTAAACATGCCGGTTCTGGCATTGAGGGTAGAGCGGAGCGGAACCCGATGTTGGAGTTGGAATTCGTACGAGAGTTGTTCAAGTTCACGTAGAACACACCCGCATTGGACGTGTTGTTCCAGTTGCCGCCACAAATCGGCACACGCTACAACCCACTCCCAAAGTTTATCTACTATATCGGCCACGTGAAGACCGGGATGCTTTCTGCTGCTGGTTAGCCGTATTCCCGGCAGCAGTGCCATTTACTGTCTGGATATATCCTCCAATGAGCTTTCCTATCTCCTGTGATCGCCTTGTCCACTCCTTGTAGCTGGATATCCCTTTCAGGATTTTCAATTCAAATGCATCTTTGATATACACCTGCAAAGTCTTGTTCTTGATATCCAGGTCTGTGAGCGTTGTTTTCTTGAAATGTTTCCATCGCACGGCGACCGCCAGCTCTAGCAATTCATTCATGCAGTGCATCATATCATTGCCGACAGCGTATTTTTCTGCGATGCTCCATCGCATCATGATAGGGTATGCATACCGGCGCATATCCTGTATTTTCTGTAAAATGATAAATGTATCATTTTCCGTTATTTCAGATGTATTCTGGCTTCCATCCATAGTCTTTCGCAGCCTCCATTTCAAAATGCCCTGCTACCGCAGGGCGGTCAGTAAGCCAGTTGCCAGTATTACAGTTCGCAGAAAGCGGAGCGGAACCCGATGCTGGAGTAGGAATTCGTACGAGAGCTGCGCAAGTCCACGTAGAACACACCCGCAGCGGACGCGCTGTACCAGTAGCCGCCACAAAGCGGCACACGCTCACCCTCCGAATTGAAATAATGATAGTCACCACCATAATCACCACCAGGTTCATCCGGATACAGCAGCAACGCTTCTGCAATCTCCGGAGCAGCACTCAATCCGGAGTTCAGTGTCATATCTTTATACTGGCAATAGTGTTCTCCAGTCGTAACGGTTAAACTGCCAGACGTCAACTGAATCTTGCTGGACACCCAATCCCATTTCAATGTTCCGTCAGTCCCCGGCTCAACCAGTGAGCCATCCGCCTTTATGGCCTTCCAGAGAGTGGATTCGGCGGACACGCTTGCATCAGGGGACATGCAGTTCGCATATGGGATAATCTGGATTTCTCCATCGTCCAGCCGCATCCCGGCGCACCACTCCCACACGTTACCGTTCAGGTCAGCAATACCATCCGGCATCCAGTTATGGTACCATGTGGCCGGGCCGGACCCGGTCAGGCATCGCGCCGTCCTTCCATCAGACTCATACGAACACGGGACGCCCTTTTCGTGCGGGTATCCGTGGTCGGCGCCATAATTATTGTTTCCCCGTGGCATTGTTTCGTTCTTGCGGCACCACAACGCAATCGCGCACCACAGAGAATATGGCATCAGCCCCCAGCCTTCCCCTTTGTTCCGGCAGTAATTGACTGCCTGGTCAAAATTGAGATTCACTTTCGGGTCACGCATCGGAAGAGAATACGCCCTGTCTTCCAGAACGATATTCTGGAATTTAGAAACATACATCACATCTTTTTCCACGTTATCCACCATAAAAGCCGGATGGATGTTTTGGCTGCCTCCCTCGATCAGATCGGACATTTTCATCTTCGGGAAAGGCACCATCACGGACGGCATCCCCCGGTCATCAAAAAGGATGGTATTCTTACCGCCAGACATTGCTTCAATCGCCAGTTTAAAATCATCAAAATTTGGCATATCTTCTCTTTAAACCTCCATTTCCCACAGTCTCAGCTCGCAGTTATCAATATCAAAAGGAACCGGCTCCCTTGTTGTGGTCGTAGGGGATTCGGTTCCTTCCGCTGTATCCGCATCATATCTCGGATTATCTGATTCAGTTTCAATATATTCTCTGGCCGGGATGACCAGCTGAGCGATATACTTTTCTCCGTTGCCGGCTCCCATCACCAGCCCGCCGGTATAATCCTGGCAGATATCAATGATTACCTCATAATCTCTTTCTTTCTTGGATGCATCAAACATCAGCTCCGAGTCGTTAAAGCTGATGATTTTCCCCATGACTTCATATGGGATAAAATTTGTGCCGGTCTCTGGCATATGAACTACATTCATCTCAATAATACCTCCTTCTTTCCCCAGCCGCCTTCACAGCCTCATCCGTGCGGGCCGCCGCCACTTCCGCAGCCTCACGCATTGCCGGGTCTTTTGTATTGATGCCGTACTTTTTGGCAATATACATCGCCGTTTCCCTCCTTCCGGCATTTGGGATAATCACATTCGCCATGGTCAAATACCTCCTCTCACATAGCACCGGACCGTAACGCTGTCGGCAGAACCGGTGTATTGAATCTTGAATCCATTCAGCAACTTATCGCTGATTTCAAAATCCCCAACAGCTCCGCCGCTTACGCTCACGATCTCTGGCACAACGGTATAATCTTTTGTGTTCCGGGGCGTTGTAATCTGTAATGTCTGCTGGGAATTATTGAAAGGATACTCCTGCGTATTGGTCAGGGTAGCCTCAATAACTTCACCCTGGAGCCCGGTCACCGAATCATCCAGATGATTTATATTCCGGGTACATTCCGACGCCATCAACATGGCCTCAAACGCCGCCAGATCCATTGTATTGAAATTGGTCGCATTCTGCGGCGTCCCCTGCTGTTGTATCGTTCCTGGTGCTTTCTCAAGAGTGGTATATCCACCAGATTCACTCTGTGTAAAACGGTTCGGATATTCCACAACATGGTCTTTCCAGTTTACAAGGTCTCTCATTTTGCCTGTCACCTCCTTTCTGCATTATGATGTCACTTCTGCAATATCGAGCTGCACGACATAATAAAAGCCCTCCGCCACGGAATCCATCTGTAAATTTTCCGTCTTGGAAAGCCAAAGCTGATTGTCGGTGTCATATAAACTAATCTGGGATACCGTCCCGGATCCGGAAGCAAGCTCAATCTTGAACGCAATCTCCACCGTCCCGCTATCCGTGACCTTCACCGACTCAATATTTGTTTTGTATTCCGTGGAACCGACTTTAAATTTTGCATAAGCAATCCGGCGCATCGTATAGTCCCGATATCCTTTGATTGCAGCGCTCGTAAGTAATGCCATCTCTACCACCTCCCTCTGTTCTAAAGTCCGGAATCATCACCGCAAAGTGTAAAATCTACCTGCCAGCTTTCTGTTTTCACTTCCGGCAGCACTCCTCCTTCCGATTCATCATATCCTGTGGATGTCTTCGGCTCCGTACCCGCCTCTGCGCTACTCACCAGGTAGCTTTCGGCGCCAGGCTGAACTTCAACACCTTCATGCGCAACAGCAAGGCCGGTGCTGGTCCGTGGCTCCATCCCAGTTTCCGTGTCTTCGCCCGACGGGATATACTCCACTTTATAACCTTCTGTATCCGGCAGCACTTCAACGTCATTTTTGAGAATGGATAAAGCGGTGCTGAGAATCGGATATACCCCAGCCGGACCAGATTCACCAGCTTTGGGATACCGCGCCCTGTGTCCGGTTCCTTCGCTCTGAATCTCTATGTCTGCGGCTCTTATGGAGAGTCCGGTGCTGGTCTTTGGAAGTGTGCCTGTCAACACGAAAACCACATTCCACGGTATTTTGCTTGCCTTTATCCCCAATTTGACGCGACATGTACACATAGTCCTGTAATCAATATGGGCAGGCATACGTCGGTCAAGAATTTTTTGTAACAATGCGATAGATATTTTGCGTGTACTGCTGTTATCAAAGGCAATGCACAATCGTAAACCATCCCAGTAAACCTCTCCATCATGTCCGGTATACGTTTTTATTAACGATAAAATAACGCTCCTGCTCAGATGTCCTGTACCGGAATAATATGCGGCGACAGTTCGCCTCCTCTCATCAAGGGACATTTCCGCATCATATTCTATTCTCAGCAGCCTTTCAAACATGGCTATGGTATTTTCATCTGCCTGCATCGGAAACTGGTTCTTAATCGTCTGTTCAAGAAAATATGCCATGAGGTCCAGAGTCCATCCGGCGAACCGGTAATTTGCATCCATTTCCCTGTACTCTGTCCACCATCGCGGCCCATAGCTGACTATTTCTTCATAATTTGGCCGTACATTGTTATAAAATATTTCCATCCACAGTCACCTCTCCTATAACTGGTATCTGATAAATAGTAAAGGGGACATTTTCATCTTGGCCGTTCAGTTTGAGATTATCATAATCAATCACATCCTCCATACCATCCAATAACGCTCCGACATGGGCAATACGAACAGACATCGCATCGGAATAATCTTCCAGTGCAAGTCCAGTTATATAATTTTCAACAAGTTCTTTGAATCCCTCCTGTATTCCAGAATATGTGGCCTCTGCCTTTTTCAACACAGATACAGCTATATTAATCGTTACCGCCTCCGCAGCCACGGCGGTGAAAAACTGCCCGATATTTGCAACTCCCTCCCCCATTCCCTCACCGCCAGGGTCTACATAGTTCTGTACATCACTCACAATTTTCTCCGTGGGTACATCTCCATTGCCATCAATGATGACGGCCATTACCGTATTTGGACCGTTCCAAAGCGGAATAATCCTTGCACATCCGACTCCTTTCACAGATTCACACCACGTTTTCACCTGGCTTTTATTTCCGTTTTCGTCCGGGCCGGAAATTCTGTTAATCAGCCTTTCTCTTGCCGATTCATCATCCTCGATATCTATGGCCGGGGTTGCTAATTCCCCAAGGGTTGCGCTGACAAGTCCGGGAATATCAATATCGGGTATCACGGCAAGCCCAGGTACCAGATTATTCATCTCTGTCCCCAGGTCATCAGAAACGATCACATACTCACCGTCGAGCATATCCAGCGTAAACATATAATCTTCACAGCTCATCACCGCCCCGATATCCGGCATGGTATCACCAACAAAATCCACATAATATTTTGCCGGGGTTGCTTCGGCCGGATTGCGTGTCAGACCTCTTTCCATCAGCTTTTCATCCAGAACGTCCCCAGTGCATGTCTGTAAGGATATAATTTCTGCCACCTGTCGCAAATCGCTGAAAAACTTTGCTGTTCTTATGATGTGTCCGTCTGCTGCATCCCGGTATATACTCCCCTGCCGGGTATCGACATTAAGGTCATCGCCCATATCAATACATTCTTCAAGCAGAAATTCCTCCGTAATATCATCAAGCGACAAGTCTTCGATATTGCGAATATCGTCAGCCATCATTTATCACCCCTTCCAGGTTCACATCTCCAAATATCGTCGAAGCAAACAGTTGGATTCTCACGCTGTCCCCGTCGACAATTTCATAGTCCATATCGCTGAACCCTTGTATCATATCTTCGTTCTGAAACGTATCTTCAATCATGGCAGGTATATCAGTATCAAGATAGCTTTGTGTGAGGCTCAGATTTCCGATTTTATTGAATATATCGCATCCGTACTGGTCGTCATAAATGATATGTGCAAACCTCCGCGTCTGCAATGCCTTGAATATCGCCTGTACAGCGGCATCTATCCCATCTACCATGCCGATAATCCGTTTATTTTTAAAATCCATCCGGTAAGTCCGATATATGATTTCTTCTTCGATTTCATCGCTGTCCCCGTCTTCATCTTCGGTTTCTTCCAAATCCATAAATAATTCATCTTCGTCCATGCACTCACACCCTATCTAATACATAATAAATTTTCCCTTTGTTCATGGAAAGCAGATACAGCTCTTCTCCTTCTTTCAGCGGCTGCTTTCCGGACGGAATCACAAGTGATGATTCTGATATATTGATTTTGGCATCATCTTCCAGTGTAATACGCAATGGCTCCGCACTGGTAACGATTCCAATGTCGAGTCCTGGCATTTCTATCTGTACACATTTCTGAATCAATTCTTTTATGCTCCCCATAATTACCGCCTCCTCCAGAATCTTAACTGAATGTATCCTCATCAACCCACCCGTATACGCGGGAACTACTATCCGTATGAATAAGATGATACGGATGTTTTGCATTTTTGCTGATTTTCGTAATCTTTGCTTTTCCGGCAGCACATTTCGACCCGGCCGGATTTTTGGCATCACTGCTGGAGTAATGATATCCACCCTTAAAGCGAACAATATCTCCCACTTTATAATCTTTAGATTTACCGGAAGATGATCCGGAATTTTCCTTTACTTCCACAGCATCGTAACTTAACGTCAAAGACATTGTATGTTTGCCGCCTTCAAAGGTATGGGTATCCTCATCTATGTACATCATTCGGCTGATATTTAACTCCGGTATCTTCACATACGCACACGCCCCAGAGACGCATGATATATCTCCAATAGCAGTAATTTTGAGGGTTTTTGACACTTTCCCTTTCTCTTCTTTGAAAACGCTGATTCTCTCTTTGATTTCACTTTTCTTGATATCATCGTCCACGGTCTCCACTTCCTGAAAGCGTCCTATCTTCTTTTCCAGTGATGATTTAACTACGCTCCCTTTCTTTTTGCCTTTGGATGTGGTCAGTTTCAAACGTGTTCTGGTATCATAAATCGACCGGCTGAAATCATATGATATAATGTTTGTCTCCTGAGACAATATCGGCATGGTTTTCTTGGCCTGCCGTTTCTTGAGGTAAATTTTGCCCTTCTTTGCATACACATAATATCTGACTCCAGTCGCTTTGTATGTCTGACTGAGGGCATCTTCGATCACGTCCCAGTATGTTGTCCCCTTTTTGACCAGCTCTGAAATACTATGTCCGGTTTTCACGGATCCGCCTACGCTAAGGCCCAGCTTTTTTACGCAGTCTTTAAAAATATATTGTGCTGTCTTATTTTTGTAGGAAAAACTGTCTTTATTATTGCAAAGCCGCACACAATCATCATACGCTTTTAAGGCCAATGCCTTTTTATTACTTCTTCCATCCGTCATCAACAGCCCCCGAAAAATCTCCTTGCCATCCAAATACAAATAGCAATCAAGACCTTTTCGGCTGTTAACATATGAGGTATCCACCACATCTGCAATCTGTACATCTATCGTCCGGGGCGCCGCCCCTTTTCTTCCGCTAAATGTTACCTTGGTAATTAACCGAGAGTAATTATAAAGCGTGTCATCTCGCCCAATTTCCAATTTCAATTTATTCATGGCCATTCCTCCAAAAGTCTACGGTATGATAATTTGTGTCCCCGCGAAAATGAGATTCCCGTTTTTGCTGTTTGCATATCCGTGCTTCTTAGCTTCTTTATCGAGTTCGCTTTTATTTTTATTAAGGATTTTGGTATACTCTGCGCCGTTTCCATACATCATTTTTGCGATAGTGTAGAGACAGTCATTCGATTTTGTAACATAGCATTTAATTTTTGATTTATTATTCCCCCTTTTCCCACTGGATGTTTTTTTCTTTTTGGTCTTTCCTTTTTTATTTTTTACTTTATATTTTTCCACCACGGGTACCCGATGTTCCTTCAATTCAACGGTGTAGGTTATTGTCCCGACATCTCCGCCCTCTTCTTCACCAGAATATGACGTTATATCTGCGTACATATTGATAGCAAACGGGGAACCTTCCAGAACAAAATGACACGGGTTCGCTGCGTTTTCCAGGGAAATCATCCAATTATGCCAATCTGCCGGACTGCGAAAATCTTTTTGCAGGCAGGCACAGTAACTTGCTCCCCACGCTGCCGGAAAAAATGATGAAAACGAGATGGTAATCGCATCCCGTTTTCCTTTGCATAAAACTTCTCCAAATTTTTCAATATCAATGGATGTGGTCTGGCCCTTTGCAGATACTTTAATCTTTTCTGGAAGCACAGGAATTACATATACCTTCTGGTCATTATCATAATTAAAATACATCCTATATTTTGCGCTAACCTGATTAGTACTCATATACTCCGTCCCCTTCCATCAAAATATCCTGCTCTACAATATCCGAGATGATATCCCGCGCTTTTTCCATCAGGATTGCCACAACATCATCTTTCGACATTCCGCCGCTTACCCGCAAATTACCGCTTCCATTAATGTTGATGTTAATATCTCTGCTGGTGCTTTTTTCACCGTCGCCTGAGCCTGTACCGGACTCATGCGGCATGTTTGGCATAGTGGTTATCGGAGCATCTCCTCCGATCATCCCAAGATGCTCTCCGGCTTGCGCCCAAAGACTCATAGCATTGTCAGAACCATCCAAAGGAATAATCGCTTCTGGTCCGGCCTCAGCCACCAAACCGTAGTGAGGCTCATCGAATATACCACCGCTGGCATGGGCGGTCACTGTTGCCGTTCCTGTTCCTCCACCCGAAAACGTAATGGTCTTCGTTGGGTTTGCAATGCTATAATTTACATGAATCCTTGCATTTGTGGTTGTCGTAAAAGTCTTTGCGAATGCCGCCGACAATGCGGACTGAAATTTTGACGCAAAGCTACTGGCAGTCGGGGTAAAATTATCTGTACCCATTTGAGAATTTACATTTACTGTGGCAGTGGTCTCATATGTCTGGCTTTCCGCCGACTGAGATGTCCCATCTGAAATAACATTTTCAGTAACGTATACATCCTGTTCCGCTGTTTTTGACGGAAGTTTCTCACTCTCCTCTCCGAGCTGTGACGTGTCTTTTTCTCCCACTTTATATTCTTGCGTGACATCTACATCTTGTGTGGTTTGTATGTCCTGGCCAGTCTGTTCCTGTGCCATTGCTTCGGCCTCCTGGCCAACCTGGGATGCCCCGGATGCATCTACTTCCCCGGCCTCTGTTTTTGCATCAACTTTGGCACTGGTTTCCACATTCACTCCGTATTGGTTCAAATATGACTGCACTTCTTCTTCTGTCATTCCGGTTAACTCAGCTACCTGGCCGGCATCTAAATCCAATCCGGAAAGTGCTACTGATAAACCTTCCATCTCAACCGGTTCCGAAGTCGTTTCCATTGTGGCAATGTCTAACGCATTTCTCAATTCCTCCGGGGCATTCTGCGTTCCGTCCTGGATCGCCTGTATCAATGCGTTATTGGCCGGGTCTGCCACCATTTGGCTAGCATACATCTGCCATGCTGCATCGGCGTCTCCGGCTGCCGCCCCAAGTTTCATGGCCTCATTAAAAGAATCCATAAACTCTTGCGGCACTGCTTGTCCGGCTTTTTTGTATTCCTCCATTATGCCGGACATCGCTTCAACATCAGGCTGCATATTACTGTAAATATCAGATAATGCTTTCTGGTCACTGGAACTGAACATCCCTGAATAACTTTCTGCAATATTCCCGGCATACTCTAACTGCCGCGCCGTCTGCATAGTATCCCCAGATGCAAAAGTTTCTCGGATATCAGGCATAGCAGCCGCTATATCTGTCTTTGTGTCAAAATAGTTTCTGTCCAGTACATCTCCGTAAGTATCCTGAAGTGTATCTCTTTCAAAATCCACACTATTCTGGATAGTATCCGCTTCCATATTTCTGGCGGCCTCAGCCACCAGACCTTTATACCGGTCCCCTTCCGTCTCTGACAGTCTGCCTTTATTCACCTGGCTGTTGATGACCCCGTATGCTTCCGTCGACGCCTCATCCACGGCTTTCATGGCCTCTTCACGTTGTTTTCCAAGCTCATCTATCAAATCTGTGAATGTATCAGACGTCAAATCTTCACCACTCATACTTCCGTACTTTTGAGCCATAAGGTCCATGGACGCCTCTGTGTCCGCCTCTTTCCAACTACTGAGGATATTATTCATTTTTGTCTGAAGAATGGATATTGCCGCCTGCTCGTTTGCATCGAGAACTCCGTCTGTCATAGCTTTCTCTACTGCGGTAGACAATTGCTCGGAGAGCGCATTCATCTCAAGCTGGTCCTCCCCGGCCCACTGCTCTAACTGCTCCGTAAATAATTGCCCTTCGTTTGTACCGCCGAGCATTGTCTGTACGGTAATCGTAGCGGCATAGGTGCGGCTTTCCAGCTCTGACACACTGCTCTCGATATAGGTGTTTATATTATCCACATAATCATTGACATCGCCCTCGTCCCATTCGGCGCCGATACTGGCCTTCCACTCCAACGCATCATTGGCGGCAAGGGCTTCCTCTGCCTGCGCCGCAAGTTCATCGGCATTTTCAAATTCATTTAACGCCCCATTAACATTGACCAGATAATCTGCGTTGAGTATATGACTCGCTGCCTGCTCTATCTGTTCCGATGTCAGCTCGAGGTCTCCAAACCGTTCTCCCAAACTTCCTTTGATCTGTTTTTTATTATACTGGTCAATCGCCACGGCTACTCCGGCAACAGCCGCCGCAATGCCTCCAACAACAAGACCTATTTGCCCGGCTACCGGAATCATTGATAAAAGGCTGCTAAAAAAGGCTCCGACTGTTGGGGCTGCTTTTGCCGCAGTCCCTATTTCCCGTATCCCGGACGCTATCGGCTTCAATGTTTTTGCAAGGCTTCCGGCGCCACTTATCAGCGTGGTTCCGCCTTTGGCAATCAGCCCTGTACTCAGCCACGAGGTCAACCCTGCTTCTTGCCCGCCAGGAAGTATTTTTACCGATTCCGAAAACAAAGTTGCCAAACCGTCAGAAATCATGCTCTTTCCAGTGGTCCCGGCCCATTCCTTGAATGGCTCAGCTATGATTTTATCCCATGCAATATTCACTTTTCCAATCAGGTCTGCGCTTTGCCATTCTTCCGAATCCATCATCTCAGTGATGTTGTTTTTGAGACCTCCATACGCTTTGTCCAGTGTATCAAATACATCCAGGCCCATACGTTCAATAGCAGGCATGGCATTCGCCAGGGCATTTGCTCCATCCGTAATGTATGGCTCCATACGTTCTCCCCAGCTAAGCTCTACCGTCTCTATTGCACCACCTAGCTGTTCCAGTGTGCCGGCCATATTATCTTGCATGGTTTCCGCCATTCGGTCGGCGGCGCCAGTTGAATTATCAATCTGTTCTTGTAATGACCGATAATCCTCTTCGGATGTATTGATAATTGACAACATTCCAGCCATGGCCTCTTTGCCAAATAGCATGGACGCTGCTGCTGTCTGCTCCGATTCGCTGAGACCTCCCATTCCTTCGCGGAGATTGTCCAAAACCTCACTGAGAGATTTCATATTTCCTTCATTATCCGTCAGACTGATTCCGTATTTGTCCATGACCTGTCTCATTTTATCGGTAGGGGCCGCAAGATTGGCCAGGGAACTTTTTAATGATGTGCCGGCCATGCTACCCTTAATACCGTTATTACTCATCAGCCCTAACGCTGTTGATACATCCTCAATGGCGTATCCCATTGCTCCGGCGACAGGAGCTACATACTTAAACGCCTCACCTAACTGAGCGACGTCTGTGTTGGTTGCCGATGATGCCACCGCCAGCACATCAGCAAATCTTGATGTATCGCTCGCTGTCAGCCCAAACGATGTAAGGGCATTTGCCACAATATCCGTGGCATCAGCAAGTGCAATACCGTCACTGGCCGCCAGGCTCATAATACCGCCGATACCATCAATCATGGACTGTGTATCCCATCCGGCCTGTGCCATGTATGTAAAGGCTTCTGCCGATTCTGTGCCGGAATATTTTGTGACGGCTCCCATCTCTTTCGCTTTTTCCGTGAGAGCATCCATTTCAGATCCACTCGCATTTGCCAGCGCCTGCACTCTGGACATCGTGGATTCAAAATCAGCATATGTATCTTTAATATCGTTGACTCCTACTCCCACGCCAAGCATGGTTCCGGCCTGTGCTATTGGATTCCGTGCAAGGTTCACGAGAGAAGTCATAGGGGCTGTTACTCCGTCTACAATACTTACTGTCGCTTCCCAAACGCTGCCGTCCCATTCTGTGGCTTTATCCTTTACGCTGTCAAGAATAGGACTGGCGTTATCCTCGGCTCCGATTTGCGGAGATGCGGATATCCCATCAAGACCAGATATTTTATCTCTGACGCCATCTATAAGTGTGCTGGCGCTATCATCTACACCAAGTTCAGGGGATCCGGATTGTCCATCTAAATCAGACACTTTATCCTTTACTCCATCTATGATTGGACTGGCTCCATCATCGGCAGCAACACCTACGTCTACGCTTGTCCCGTCAAGTGCGGCGGCCCGATTTTCAATATCATCCAGCGCCGATGCTGCAGCGCTATTGACTTCAACTCCGATTTTTGCGTTTCCGGACGTTTTGAGTGCATCGTCAATAGCATTCCCAAGGCCTTCAACCTCTTTTCCGGCCTGCGATACAACTTTCCCAACTTTACTTGAAAAAGAATCAAGAGATGAGGTCTTAAAAGCTTTATCAATTTCTTTTCCTGCCGCGCTGATTTGTTGCGTTGCGGCCTTGGTGGCAGATGCCGCTTTTTTCATTTTCTGACTGACATCTTCTGTAAGTTTCAGCCGTACATTAATACCGCTCAATTTCCTCTCACCTCTTTGTCTTGATATATACTTTCGCCAATCTATCCATGGAATTAACCGGCGCTTCCTTCGCGAGTTGTTCGGACGCTATATATGCCAATTGGACGTTCCGTGGCATTTCCGTAAAATCTTCCATGCGCAGCCCTCTATTCTGCCACAGTATATGCGCCCACATCCATTCGCCCGCCTCGTCAAGCTCACTGTCACCGGACATCAGTTTTTTAACTCTTCAATGACCTCGTTCTCATCTTCCTGCTCTTTAAGGCCGCAAGCAGCCATAACACAATCATCCGCATAGATGAAATCTTCTTTGTCTGAAAAAATGATTTGCGGCATATCCAGGCGGTCTACGACTCCGTAATATTCCATCAGTTCAGGGTCATCCAATTTCGGCTGCACAAATGCCTCTACCATAATTGCCAGTCCGGCAGAATCAGCATCATAATCCTCGATGACCGCAACCTGCCCATTGGCTCCAATAACAGGTCTGTCTCTGTTTCTTTTATCCCGATAAACTTTCTTTGTTCTGTACATATCTCTAATGTCTTTTATTTCTTTTCTGGATAACCGTTTAAGGATAAATGGGATTGGCTTTCCCTTTTCGTCCTTAAATTTGTCAATTCCAGGGAACTCAATTGTTCCACGGTTTTTCAATTCTTCCTTCATAAACGCTTTCATATTCATCTTTTTGGTCCTCCTGCACAAAAAAGGTGCATCACATGCAGGATTCGACCTTTCATGCAATACACCTCTCGTATCAATAAATCATCTATTTTCAGTTTTTTTATGCAATCCGCTTTGCTCCGAATGTAATTTCTTCTTTAACCACATCACCCTCTGTGTCCATATCAATCAGATTGATATCTCCTGTTGGTACGCATCCAACACAGGTGACCTTCTCACTTTTATTGGTTGCGTAGAAATCGGAATTCTTATCGTCCTGAATTCCCTGAATCGTCATTTCCGGAGTTGTGCCATCCTTCAAATATTTGTCAATCATCGTGCGGTACATTCTATTTGTTTTCCATTGTGAAACCTGCACCTCGATATCATATCCAATCCATCTCCGATTTGTCCCGCGTTCTGAAAGCTGTTTTCCGGACCACACGTCCGGCTTGAACACGACTTTGAACTTGCAGGAATCCGCCACGAGAACGCCGTCAATATAGACCTTCCCTTCCCGGGCAGAAAGCGGGCTGCTGTTTACCCTTGTTCCGTTCGGCATATCTTATCTCTCCTTTCTGCCGTTACCGTGCAATCACATCAAAATAATACTTGTCCGCACTGTCCACGGCCTGTAATCCAACCGTAATGTATACGCTGTCTCCAATGGATTTTCCCTGGTCAATGAGGAAATCAGAATCCAGCTCAACATTGGTAATTGCGCCATCATCTTCATAATTCTGGAGCATGCTCCGGCCGAGGCCTTCCATAACTCCCCATCCGTCCTCATCGTTATCGAATTTTCCTGGTACAAAGGTGATGAGCAGATCATTGGCAAAGGTATCGTACACCCTAAGAGGCCGGTTTTTGCAGATATCCTGTGGAGTTTCACTATCAATGCTTACCCGGCTGTTGATATCATATTCAAGAATTACATTTCCAGATTCATCTACACTGAAAAATGTTTTACCAGCCTGGATTGCCGCAATGGACGCCTCATTGTTCATCTCCCCGACAACACCGGTCGCATTTGTTACCACGGTATATGTGAGGGATGTAACATAATCGGCCCCGGCGGTCATTCCTGCCAGCCAAGCACAAGCCTCTGAGATTGTTAAGTCTTTTCCTCCATAAGAAAACGAATTTACCAAATTAATAATGCCCTCATAATCGGCAGCATAATTCGGCGCCACAGCCTGACATTTCCATCCGATACTCTCCCGGATGTATTTAATTTTAGTGAGGAGCGCTGTTTGCAAAGATGTTTCTGTGGACGGGAAGCACATGCAATTAAATCTGATTTTCTCAGACTTATCCAAGAAATCAGACAATCCTGAATTTCCCGATACCGTATCATCACCATCTTCCAGTGAGGCGGATGCAAACGCCGCCATGGTTCCGGTTCCTGAGAAATCCACATATTCTGATTTCCCTGCAAGCTCTCCAATTGTTGTTATTCCCTCAAACAGTTCCACCTCAGAGCCATCCAAAATGACAGATACATCAAACCCGTCCACCGGATTTGCCACCGAAACAATTTTTATTTTATTCCCAAGGGAGCCTTTATATTTTGCAGTCACGTTCATGGATCCGGAACCAACTGTAATATCTGCCGATGCCGCGGTTCCTCCATCCGGGATATAAACGTATACCGTGGTGGCACCGATGAGCATAAGCTGTATCATTAACATAGCTGAATTTGTGTCATCATAAATACTGCGGCCAAACTCCGCCTGGTGCTCATCTGGAGAGTCAACGGATACCACAATCCATTTTCCTCTCGGTCCCCAGTCATAGTCAATCAGCGGGATAATCGCCGTACCTCTTGTGGACGACGCCGCCGTCGGCTGTCTTCCATTTTTTACATTCACATATGTGCCAGGCCGTACTTTTGACTGTGATAACTTAAACGTGCCTCCTGCCATTTATTTTTTCCCTCCTTTTCCGTAAAGCCATTCGTCAATAATGCGTCTGGCCTCTGTGATTGTATATTCCTTTTCATCGTGTCCATACATAGCTCCATCAAATGTACTTTGGGACACATCAAACAGGATTATACTTTTTTCTCTGAGCTTACTCTTTGTGTATTTCTGCTCTTTTACCTCTGCTTTTTCCGTATTCTGGTTTGATACTATGTCAGCCGCAGTATTCGGAGCAGATTCTGTTGTTGATTTCCTTGCCATCCCTTCTTTTCTCCTCCTAACTATTCGTTACATTTCTAATCTTGTTCCATGCAGTATGTAAGGTCTGTATTTTTGTTTTCTGGTATTCAGGATGGAAATATACATCAATTGAAAATGATAATTGATTAATACCCTCATCGATTCTTCTGGTATCAGGTTTATTAACTCTGATATATCTCTCCGTGTTTTTTCCGTCCGCAGCATATACTGGCATCTCGCAATTATCCAACATAATTTTGTCTCGCATTTCCGCCGCATTTGCATATGCGCTCCAGTCATCGGATGCCATAAACCATACGTTCATTGTGATTGTTGTGCAATATGACCGAAGCGTCGCTTTCCTTCCGGAAGTTGTCGGAACCTGAAAATATATGGAAGGAACGTAAAAATCTTCTGGTATTTCATCAAAATACAACTTCGTGTTTGTTTCTGAATTATCCTGTATATACCGTACAGCCGCCGCAAGGCTCTGCTCTAATGTGATTTCCATACATCTCTGCCCTCCTATGGAAAATATCGCCGGAAGAACTGCTCAAACGCCTTGTCCGCCATATCCGGAAACATTCTTTCAAGCACCTGCACAGATTTGTCAAAATAATGAGAACCTGCTACGAATGATGCTTTCAGCACCATGCCGCTTTTTGCCCCAGGACTGTATCGAAAGTGGTTTCCCTCCCAAAATCCAGGAATAAATCTCCCTGGTTTCTGCCTATGTCCGTCATTTACCCATTTTGCATACTTTACATTTGTTCCTATCGTCAGGGTAAGCCCGCCAAGGTTCAGCTCCCATATATTCCCGGACGCTCCTTTCGTGAACAAAGCAAGTAACTTTCCCGTGTCCACATTGCCGAGGCTCTCAATGTATGACTGAACAATATCGAGAAATTCCTCCCCGGCCTCTTCCAAAATCTTTCCGGCATACGGCTTCAAATCTGCCGCAGCCGCTTCACAGTTCTTTGCAAAATTCTCCAGTTCGCTGACGTCTATCATATTGCCGATTTCACCCCTTCCTGCCGCCTTATGTTCACAATGATGTGATGTCCTCCATACACTTCTTTGGGAACATCTGCCCGGTATTTCAGACCGTTTCTGCAATCTTCCACAATGTCATTCATACGGATGTCCGTGCCAATGGGGAGAGACAATTTCGATTGCCCCTCCACACTGCTGTATGGCTCGTTCTGCACGACCGCCAATGTGCCGGCAGTGCTCTTGATGTGGAAATGGCATTTCACCCCGGCCTCATCCGGTTCTCTGTGTGCTGTTTTAACGTCTGACGCATGAATGCCATATCCCACGCTTACAGCCTCGTCATCCAGATGGTAAATATTGCAGGTATGGTTCATGAAATCATCGAACACGCTTACACCTCCATTTCCATTCGCCGTTCAGAGGCTTCGGAGGACCATCTTCACTTTGCCGATGCCCTTCTCCACCACATAGTCTGACAGTAATTCATCCAGATCAAGACTGTCCAGATCAATGACTGAGGACTCCACCGTATAAGAATAATCATCAAAGGTCTCACTCTTGATTTTCTTCTTTGCGGCCTCAATATCGTTTTTGGCATATGCCTCCGCCACAAGGATTGTGGCAATCTTTACAGGCTCCGGCAGCTCCTCATAATCCTCAAATTTATTATTGGTGAGATGAATGATTTTCAATTCCGCCCTGGAAATATCAAAGGCCAACTTTTCGTCTGGCCTCTCTGATACGTCCTTATGACTGGTGTAATTCTTTACATCTTCCGGGGCGATCCACGGTCTTGTAACTGCCACGATTATTTTCCTCCATGATTCTTGTTCTATTCCGGAATGCGTACCACTCCAAGATAAATATTTGCTTCTCCTGCCGTTGCGGCAGTTCCCGTGGAGGTGTATTTTGCTTTTACTTTTATCGGCGCACCTTTACGGATTTCAAAAATGTTCTTCATATATGTTCCTGCCGTCCCCTCCGTGACGTCATCGGCGCCCAGCAAATCATCCACCGAGTCATTTGTTCCTACCGTAAGCACATTTGTCGTGGCTGCATTGAAGGCTTTTCCTACCACTGCCACAGCTTTTGTAATTATCATGTTTGCCGGAAGTTCAATCAGTTCCACTCCGTTTGCGATATCCTTTGTGTCAAAAGATACCTTCCCGGCATGGAGTAACTGCTCTACTCCGCATACGCCTAAGTCCATTGGTTTAAGATTCATGCTGTTTTTACCTCCTATTCCCTGATAGCCGCCCTCGCTTCATCGGCGCGCGCAATTGCGTCAATTACTCTCTGGAAAATATCATCTTTTGTTTTACATCCAGTGATGTCTATACCCTTTTTATCTGCATATTCTGCCAGTTCAGCCTTTGTCATGCCCTGAAGTTCCATGATAATAGGTTTCTCCTGCGGTTCATCTTCTGCCTCATCAGAAAATAACTCTGTACTCTCCATATCATCAGGGTTTTTCTGCTCGACTTCCTGTTCTGCCTCTTCTCCCACCAGCGTGAAAAATCCTGTTTTTACAAGTCTGTCTGCCTTCTCTTTCTCCGGGACGAACACATCAGGTTCCTTCTCGGAAGCCTTGACAATTCCCCAATATGATTTCCCTTTTATCAATCTTAAATGATACATTGTCTTCACCCCCCTATTAATCCATTTTAAAATCTGGAAGCCCGGTGATAATTGCAGTAGCATCCAGCTCTTCTACCAGGGCATCAAAATCAAAGTGGATTACATAGAATCGTTTATCCTGCATGATAGCATCCTTGGATGTTGCATCTTTGCGGATTTTCACAGCGTATGTATTCACATTGATGATGTTCAGCGGCTCACAGAGAATAATCACGTCATTGGACAGCCCAGGAACCTGCATGGATGGAATAGCAACAGGAGATTTATACAGTTCTTCCGGCACTACACCGCCGTTATTAATCACCTTATTCAGCAGGAATAATTCCCACTGCTGTGCTCTGGTCGGACTCATAAGCCAGCGGAGACGCCCATTGTTGAAACGGTTCGGGATAGCGGCCACTGCTTTATAGAACATTTCCATGTCCATGTCATCGGCGCCGTCCACATCAACAATATGTCCTCCATTTGTGATAATCTTCTTGATGCCATCATTGAGCTTCAGGAAATCATAATCCGGATCCGTGTTCGGGGTGTCTTCATCACCATTGATGAGAAGATCCTCTGTATCAACACCCGTCTGCTTTGTCATAAGATCTGTAACTACCTTTTCAAAATTCTCACCCTCAATATTCTGACGGATGGTCTCTTCTGTGATCTCCCACGGAAGTCTCACTGCCTTTGTCTCGTAATGGATAGAGCCGAACTCCGGCTTTGCTCTGTACCCATCATCCACGTTTTCCACCTTTGCACGAAGCTTTCTTCTTCCGATTCCGATTTTATCAATCTCCCCGGACTTCTCTGTCCTCATCACATGGCGGATAGCCTGCATCAGCGGCGTTGCATCAAACGTCTGCTGTAAAAATCTCTTTGCCTGGTACGGCTGTAACAGACCACTGGTAACAACGGATGTCTCAATGGTGCCTGCTTTATTTACGATCTGTCTATTCGTGTTCATTCTCTTCTACCTCCCTGTATCTTAGATAAAGCCGTGAAGATAATGCTCTTCCTCAGAGCCTTTCTGCACAGTGTCATTCATGTTTGTAGGAAGTCCGGCGCTTTTCAGCACAGGCTCCATCGCTTTCGCAACGGAATCTTCGATCATTCTACCCACAGCTTCCATAGTCAGAGACTCCTCTTCCGGCTCCATCTGCTTCTTGATAGCATCCTGCACCATCTTCTCGATGGCTTTCACTGTAATCCCCTCTGAGGCTTCATTACCGCCCCGTGCATCGTTTTTAGCAACGCCGTCTTTCTCCTCTTCCTCTTTTTTATTAGAACCACCTGTGGACGTATTCTGCACTCCACCCTTCATGGCCTTTTCGATTGCGTCCTGCACAATCTTTTCTACTTCGCTTTTATTCACTTCCTCTTCCTCCTCTTCATCATTGAATCTGGAAAGGAATTCACCGAGGTTCTCATGGATTGCCTCCAGTGTTTCCTTGTTTTTCGTGCTCATCTTCTTCCCGGCCTTTTCAATGGATTTAAAAACACCATCATCGCTGGTGAGCAAATCTGTGATGATAGAATTGAAATCCTCCAATGCCTCACGGATTTTGGTTTCATCGTGTATCGGCTCAAATCTGCCGGTTTCCGGGTTGTATGTTTCCAGCAAGTAATCAGACAGAGAATAATAAGCCGTCCAGAAATTATCTCTCACGATTCTTTGTTTATAATTTTCTTTGACAGCACCCTTTTCCACTACGTCCATACCAAACATGGATGCAAGTGCTTTCAGAATCCCCTTTTTGCCTCCTGCTTTCTCAACAGGGTTGTCAGGATCTGAAATATCCACATCCACATTGCTGTATGAACCTGTCCCTCCCATAGAGAGTCCTGTGATTTCACCTTTTTCGATTTTATCCCACACATCATTGTTAGAGACTTCCATCGTCATGAGCCAGGTCCCCTTTTTAATCGACTGGCCTTCAATCTCCATATCGCATTTCGCAACATAAGATTCTACAACCTCCACACCATCTGCCTTTTCAAAGCAGTGCTGGATGTCGGCATCTCCGGCATTTTTCATAAACCAATGTGCGGCCTTTGTTATCTCATCTTCCGTCATATAATTTCCGTCAGTATCTTCTGTCATCGGTTCATATACGACTCCAGTGACATAATGCTTTTCAGCATCGGTCTTGAGTATCCGGCCAAATGTCTGGAACTCAGCTTTGTTTCCTGCCGATTTTGTAATCAGGAACTCACGCCTGTTCGCAGCCTTATCAACCAGGGAGACAAACGCAATTTTCGCATCACTGATTGCATAAGATTTTGATATTTTATTCGGCAACACTCTCACTCCTTCCGTGTCATTTTTTACATTTTCAGGCAAATAAAAAACACGGCGCTCGTGTGCCGTGCTGTTTCATATATCTCATGCAATCTCTCCCTTTCTGTATGCTTCATAATAGGAATTGTATACTTCCCAAGTCACGCTTGGGTCATCCCTCGGTTCCTCGATTCCGTTATCCTCTTTGAATTTCTGTTCCCATGCATCATATTCCGCATTAACCTCATCCATATACTGTTTCCGGAGATCTGCCATCTCATCCTTGCTCATTCCCATAGCGTTCTCATTCGCTATGGTCTCCATAAGACAGTGGCAATTCACGGTTTCAGACGCTGGAAGGCTCGTGTCTCTTGGACACAGTACAAGATACGTTCCTCCATCCTTCCCGGTCAGTTCAAAAAACTCGCGCTTATATACCTCCTGCCCATCCATCGCAATATGATTTTCTCTTGGGTGTGCAGATGATGTATGAATCCATCTTTTTTTATACGCCAACGGATTCTGCACCATGTTTTCCTGCTGTGCATAGCTTTCTACTCTTAACATTTCCGTAAGAGCCACCCTCCGGCTCCGGTACCCATGATTACGGATGCCGCTGTTTCCGATTTCCTCCGCCAGTTTATCCACGGACCATTGTTTTTCCTGTGCTTTCAGCAGCAACCGTTCCATAGTGTCCTTTGTGTTCAGGTTCATAATCCGTGCCAGTTCCCCGGACCATCCTTCAATGAACGCCTCGGCAGGTCTGGTAACTGCTTCATCCATTCCGGCGAGCACCGGATTCTCTGCGAGCATCCAATCATACGTGAATCCCTTCATCATCTCATCAAATTGCTCCCGGAATATCTGATACAGGGCATCCCTCAGATTATCCGCATTTTTAATCCCAGGCCATACATCTGTTATGAATCCGGGTACTTCCGTGGCTTCCTGCACTCTCTCCAAAAATTCAAGAGAATCCGTTTCAAGCGCCCCGTCCACAGCGTCCTCCAAAAGAGATGTCAGTTCCACGGCTCTTTTTGCTCCCGGATAGCCTTCTTCCGTCAGTGTTTTTTCCAGTTCGTCATCTGCCTTTGCGATATATCTGTCGATGGCGTCCACGAGCGGATTTACATTGATTTCCATACCATCACCCCGCCTGCTTTTTAATATCCATCAGTACTTTGCGGACTTCTTTCATCACTGCCACAATTTCATCCGGCTCTCGATTCTCTTGCGCCTTCGCAATCTGCCCGGATAACTGCTGTACCACATCGGAATAATTGATATTGGTACCATTATTTTTGAGAACTGCCATCGGAATTTCTCCCCATTCTTCCTGGAAATCTTCCGATGGCTTTCCAGTCATTTCACAAATCAGTTCGTGTGCAAAATTCGGTGTTACTCCACCTGCGTTGTTTGCCGCCGTGAGCATCCGGTACAAATCATCCGGGTTGGAAATATCAGGAGCCATGAAATAAACTTCCACATACTTGAACTGGTAACAATTCAAAAGCCTATTATTAATCGCCCACGCCAGAGATTTCCTTTCCGGCTGGAAAACCTGTTCTTCGGTCACTTCCTGCGCCGTCTGTGCCGTTGCCCGGTTAAAATCCGTGGTGTATCCCACATACAAATCCGGCAACTGGAAAGCGGACTGCACCCGCTTACGGTTGTTCTCAAGATAATCCTGAAACAGCTCATCCTTCTGCAAAATACTGGCAAGGTCTTTCACTTCGATTTCCGGCTTTTTCTCATCCTCAAAATCAGAACGTCCGTCCACGCTCTCTGCCTCAAGCACCAGGAAAGAGTGCTGTCCGGCTTCTCCCTTAATGCCGTTCATGTACTCCTGCAATTTGGTAAAGCTCTCATCCGTGAGCGTGCCGCCCTTTACCATAATCATCAAAGGCGTATGCCTGCCGTTCTTGAAATAATTATTATTCAAGTTCTCTGCCGCCCGGGAACCGTCCACTCCAAGAATCTGACCTATCCAACGTACCTCGCCGTATGGTTCAGTTCCTATGGTGAACTCCATAATCTCATTGGCCTGATGCCACCTTTCCAGCGCTTCGCCGTCCTTTATGTATTCACCGTTCCTGTTATCCATAACCCTCGGATCGCCGAACTCTTTAAAATACACAATATCAGCGCCTATCTGCTGTCTGTATTTCCTGTATTTCTTTCTGCGGGGAGTTTCTTTCCCGTGGTGGTAATACGGAGTCTCAATATACGGAGGTAACGGCCGAGTCTTCCGGATGGTAGGCGTCTCCCGGATAAATTCTATTTGAGAAACCTCCCCCGCAAGATTCCGCATCACTTCTATGTAGGCAATACCGTATGTCTCCCTTGCCTCAATCACATCCTCAAACACTTCTTTTGTGTCCTGCTCTGTATTCAGAAGCTCGATAATCTCTTCTGCCTTTTTGTATTCAGCCGCCATTTCTGGCGTTTCCTCGTTGTCCACGCAATACCGCACGCCAATTCCAAATCCAGCTATATTGTTCTTGTAAGCACGGATGCACTGCGGAAGAATAGAACTTCCGTTCACAAGCTGTTTAAGTCCCATAAGCTCCACCGGCGGCTCTATCCAATCTCCGGCGTTAAAGGCCGCCTCGGTGGTTACCTGGGTAGAGGCATCCGCTTTCTTGATATTGTGCCCGGCTGGGTTGTGCTCCTTAATCACGGTTGCTCTCACCCTTCCGCCTTTTCTATTTGCTTTTGCCATCCCTGATTATCCCTCTTTCTTTTTCTTTGCCTTCGGTCTTTTTACAGGCATACATACGAGTAAAACGCAATCTGCCTCATCCGGTGACGGAACGCCCCTCGCCTTCATCACTTTTTTACTCTCAACTCTGATTTTCCCGTTTTCTGTCATGCCGTATTTCCTGCCGGACAACTGCGCTACCAGCGCATCATCGTCGGGAAGTATAATCTCAACATCTTTCGGTTTTCCATCATCGTCATACGGCTGCAACAACTTTTTCAAATTCGCCATCATATATGTTGTGCTGTCATCATAAAATTTGTGCCTTATCTTCTGTCCAAATTTTACCGGATAAATCTCCATCCACCACAGACGGTCAGGATTATTCCTCTTCATCTGCCTGAGACGATCCACAACTCCGCCTCCCACGCCCCCATCGTCAATCTTTATGGGAATGGGCAGATCCCTGTTTTTCTTCAATCCGTATTGGCTTACGAGAAGTGTTCCAAGAAGCACAATATCATCTGCTGTTTTCATGGTATCCTGGCCAACACGCTTTTTAAAAAATTGCACTTTCTCATCTGTTCGGAATCCGATTACTGTCTTATCTGTTCCAAATCGTGCAACGTCACATCCTATGTGAATATTATCTGGTATCTTTCTCGGATAATATTCTGTCTGGATGCTTTTCTCCACCAGCGGTAACGGTATGAATATATCATCTTCTGCCAGGGGAAAATCTCCGGCCACACGGACTCGGAACACGTCGCTGTCCTCGCCATACATATTGACGATGGTCTGCACAAACTCATCGGACACCCGGCTGCTTTCCCTGCCGTCCACATGAAATGTTTTATACTGCTGCCGAAGCTTATTATGGCTGTCATAAAAAAATCCCGACAACTGCGTCGGGTTTCCGCACATCAAAAGCCTTGCCCCTGGTGTTGACAGTGCACCAAGAACAGGTTCAAATATTTTGTCATCTACACCGCTTGCCTCATCTATGATATAAAGCATATGTTCCGCATGGAATCCCTGCAATGCATCCGGTGTACCGGCTGTACGTGCCACGGCGAACCATTCTTCCGAATGTCCCTTCATATACAGCTTTTCTTTTGTCCAAATCAATTCATTATCCAGAACTTTATTGTTGCGCTTCCATTTGCTAATTTCGGCCCACAGGATGTCGTATAACTGATGTTGTGTTGGCGCTGTGCAAGGTATCTTCGGATACGGATGTGTAACAAGGAACCATATAACCGCCCACGCCTCAACTGTGCTCTTACCGATACCGTGGCCGGAACGAACACTGGTCATGGGGTTCACAACAAGGCTATTTAATATCTCCGCCTGCTTATCATCCGGTGTGGCTCTGATAATGTCTTGCACAAACTCCACGGGATGGACAGCGTAATATCTTATTGCCTCACTGCTCAGCATCTTCGCTCTCCTCCATCCTGTTTCTGTATGCTTCTTCAATTGCATCGGCAAGCGACGAACCTTCCTCTTCCATCAGCATAGGGTTTTCACCGACCGTATCCCGCAGGAAAGTCGCCGCCTTTGTATTCCCTTTCATGGCCTGATTCAGCACTGCCACCATAACCGCAGACTGGTATGTGAAGTCCTCCTCGGATATTCCCATCATTTTCAGTTTCGCTTTCAGTTCCTTCGCTGCATCCGGTATCTCCATGTCCAGGAGCATCCTTGCTGTCTCCTTCATAGTCTTTTTTCTTCTCCTGGCCTCACCTGATGCAATACCTCCCCGCCTGGCTATCTCCACCTGTTGCTCTCCTGTTCGGAACCGATACGGCGCCCCTTTTTTCAGGTTTTCCTCATTCGCCAACTTCACCACCTCTCTGTCCTGCTATCTCTCCATGCACTCAGATAAAAAACGCATCCTTTCTCTCCTTTTCCATCTGTGCAACAAACATATTCGGCGCTGTCATTCTGCACGGGATGTCGCACTGCCCCATATCTGTATACGCCGCTCTCTTCTTTTCCAGAATATCTTCATCCATCACATGGCCCACAATCTGGTACGGTTTATGACAGCAGTACATCACTTCCCCGTGTTCATTCACGGCGATCTGCGCCCACTGTGCCGTGCATCTATCTTCCTGCCGGTCCAGCATTTCCCATTTAAAATTAAGAGTTACTCTCTCATCTTCCTGTTTCAGCTTCTTTATTGCCTCGATACTCTGGTTTATATCTTTCTCAGCATACTCGTGATTATAAAAATCTCCTGCGGTAGACTCTGCAGGACGGAAGGATATGTAATCCACGGGAAGGTCTCTATTCGCATCATAAAAACGGTAAACCTCTTCATGGTCCTGCACGACAATCTGAATCCCCAGTGATGTTTCAGGGCTGTTTATCCTCTTCCATGACGCATAGCGTGCTATATTATCCCTTACCTTTTCATAAGCTCTCACGCCTCTGCGCTTTTCATAGCTTTCCTCATCCCATCCATCGAGGGAGACTTTCAGATAATCCGGCTTTATATATACCAATCTGTTAAAGTTCGTGTTTATTCCGTAATGGATTCCCTTCCCTTCCATCCATGCTGTAATCTTCATAATATCCGGATTGATGGTAGGCTCTCCCCCTCCAGTCAGAATAAATCCCTCTACGCCCAGGCTCAGCAGTCTTTCCGCATAGGTGATAAATTCCTCATACTTCATCGAATATGCCTGTGCATCCAGCTCCCAGCGTCCATAGGTACAATACGGACATTTGTTATTACAGTAATTCGTGAGGAAAATATCTGCCGTGATCGGTCTCTGGTCGTTCAGCACTCTTCCAATATGGCTGAACATCTTATCCCCTGCTATATTTTCCATCCTCTCAGACCACCTTCCTGTATTTCTCATTCAGTATTTTCGGAACACAGCACTCCCAATCTATCCGGTGGTGAATCCTTTTGTGCTTGCTGTACATCATCCCCACCTTTATGCAGCTAGGCATCGCCATCACGGAATAGAATGTTTTCACGTATGTTCCTGTTTCCAGATACGCCTCTGTCATTCCTCCATCCAAAGATTGAGTAGGCAACTGAATAATGCACATATCGCATAATGTGAAGAATAACCTTCCCCTACTTCCCAATGTGGTATAGGTCGTAACATCTTCATTCATCGTGCCTCTGAAATCAATCGGCCTGTCCGTCCTGCAAAACAGGCTGTTCATTGCTTTCCTGAGGAGCCTTTTCTTAAAGTTTCCTCCATCCAGACCGCCGACGAAATCTCCTCCCTGTGCAAATGCCACGGTTGCCGCTCCGGACACATCCAAGAATTTCAGCATATCCTCAAATATTCTGTCCAGGTTCCTTGCAGGCTTCGCCGCAAGTTTCTTCCCCTCTGCATACCGGAAATCTATCTCTTTATAATCATCATCCATCATCAAGAAATAGGTCAGCCCAAGATCCTTTGCGATCCGGAAAGACTCATTTCTCGCATAGATAATGGCTCGGTGATTATTGAAATTATCCATCGTGTCTGCCCGGTCGTATGCTTCCTGCTTATTAAACATGATCACATGATCTTTCCCGAAATTCTCCAGGTACTTTTCTGTATCACTGTCCTCATTGTCTATGATCATGTACCATCTTCCGGTGTAGCCGCCTCTCTGTAAGGCTCTCATCGTCACCACATTGTCCGCACGGCCATGAGTTAATATGAATACTGCAAAATCATTACGCATCTTCCTCGCCCTCCATAACATCCAGGACATCGGAGAACAGGGCTGCGTACCCATTCGCAATCGCATTGTCCATATCAATAATGACGAGAGCTGATTTCTCCATCAGTCTCTGCATCTCCTGTGTGGCGTGTGCATAATACTCTGCGATATTCCGGTAATTAAACACGTTATGCCTCCGGGCAGCCTGAATCAGAAATCTTCTTTCCTCTTCCGTGATCCCTTCCGCCTTCTCAATCTCAGAAATCAACTGTTTCGACTTCTCTTCATCGAGCATTTCATCTATGGTAGGCTGCTCCCCTGTGATCTCGTACTGTGGTATGTTGGTGTTGAAGGTATACTTATCATCCGTGATCTCATCTGCGAAATCACTTTCCTCCCCATCAAATCCGAACAGCGACATATCAATGCTCATGATCTGAGCCAACTCCTGCTCTAACTTTTCCTCATCCCACGTAGCAATCTCGGCAGATTTATTGTCTGCCAGACGGAACGCCCGAATCTGCTCTTCGTTCAGATCATCGGCAACAATACACGGCACTTCTTTCATGCCCAGTTTCTTTGCCGCCTTTATTCTCGTATGCCCTGCCACTACTACATTATCGCCTGAGATCACAATAGGGATTTTGAAACCAAATTCCTGTATGCTCTCCGCTACCGCATCCACAGCCTCATCATTATTCCGTGGATTGTTTTCATACGGTAAGATCTCTTCGATCTTCTTATAAACCATTTTCAATTCGCCCATGCCACCAGCTCCTTTCCCCATTCACGACAAAAAATAAAGGACTGCACTCTCCGTACAATCCTTATCATTTTCCATATTCGTTTTATGCTGTTTCTTCTTTCAATGCCCCGCCCTGTCGGGCAGGGCTGAATGAGAAAGAATCGGCACAACACAGCCGACAACAGGTTTCCACAAGGGCATGTTTTGTTTCTTCCTGTTGCAGTTTACACTATATCACCCTTCCCCAGTGTCATTCCAGTGATATTTTATGTCATTTAGTGTCATTTTGCGAACTTTTGCGAACTTTCCATGAACAAAGGTGTCATTTGGTGAACTAATGTGAACTGCACGAAACTGCCGCACTCTTTCCTGCATCCATTTCTGCAAGCATCTCCCCATGGATCTCCTGGAACTCCAACAGTGCATAACCGTGCATCTTCAAGATATGCCTCACAGTATACTTTACATCAAAAGCACTCTCCGCTATTTTCTCCCACGACATAAAGTGTATGTATCTGCAATTCAGCACGGTCATATACTTATCTGTTTTCAGCTCATTTATTTCCATAGACACTTTCAGTTGAAAGCGCATGAGATCCGTAATCTGGCTGTCAATTTCCCTCTCCATTTCATCAATCCGTCCATATAACGTTCCGAATTTATCATTATTCCTACTGCTCTGTACCCGTTCCCCCTCTCTAGCCCCTCCCAGGGAATAAAGCATATTTACAATTCCCTCTCTGTCCCTGCGAAGATTCCTTATCCTCGCCTCTCTGCTTTTTACCTGGCCTAAATATTCTTTCGCATCCATTAAAACAGCCCCTCCTAAACAATCATTTGACAAAAATCTCTGTCCCGCTTATAATAGGGATACTCGTCATCGTGTGAGCCTTTGTCTGATGTGATTATTCAGCAGGGGCTTACTTTTTTATATTACTTTTCCTCCGTGCATAAACGTCCGGTTCCGATTGAAATTGTTCTTTTCTTCAAGGCATCTTTCAATGTCAATACCCTCGTGACCACAGTAATCTAAAATCCGCAGAATTACATCTGCCAATTCAAAGGGAATGCCCTGTGGCGCCCCATTTATTACATACGTTTCATTTGCTCCTTTTCCTTTTCTGTATTCCTCTAATGCCTCTGATAATTCAGAGTGACATAAAGCAATTACCTCCGGAAAGGAAGGAGGTTTTATCCACCACCCATGTTCCACTGCTATCTGATGGACGTCTTCAGCAAAATCATTTAATCTCATTCTCTTTTTTTCTTTCAATTCGCACATTTCTTCTTTTTCCTCCTAAACGCCTGTGAAAATTCACATGTGGCAAAATGTGAAATGAATCCAAATCCATCGGCAAGCTCCGGACCATTTACAATCGTTCCGACCACTACCTGTCCATTTGGAAGAACAATTCTGTCTTTTCCTTCTAGTTCTTCTTTGTAATATATAAAACCAGAATCACACGGCATACTCTTTCCTGCCGTGGTGCGGATAAACCTGATTTCTTTTCCGCATTTTTTACATCTTGTATTTCCTCTATTCATTCTATAAAACCTCCTGTGCGGCTCCCGTATTGCCTCGTGCGCCGTCTTTTTTCTTCTTCCGGCACTTCTTATTCTCTTTCTTCATCATCCTCTTCTGAATCGAAATAATCTCTTGAAGTATGTCCTTTATCCTCAAGCATCATATTGTTGACGGCGATTCCCTCCGGGGTGTTCTTGATTTCCTCTGCCTCGCAATCTACAACGTCTTGAAAATCAGGGTCAAAAATACTTCTCTGCCGGCCGACAGAAACATATTTCAATACATATCTCTGTAAATCCTCATCAAACACGAGTTCCATCTCCGTGTTATTTTTTCCATCGAAACTATCTTTCACTGGAACTGTTGTTGTTATCTTGTGCTTTAATATTGGTTTTTCTATTTTTCGTGCAATGCCATTTTCTCCAGGTATGTAATCTTCTACCATTTCAACATCTACTTTCAGGCTGATGCTTCCTTCATCGGAATTATTCTGCTGCATCTTTTGGAACAATCTTTGCAAGAGCGTATCAAAATCATCTCTGACCTTTGCAAACGTATCACTGTCCATTGTAATTTCTTTCCAGTTTTGAATCTGCATCTCCATTTCCTCCTCTTAATTCATGGTTTTTATCGTAATCTCTGTGCGTGGGAACTTCGGATCGTACAGCACTCGGCTCCCATCATGGGAAGTTATGATTTTACTGTTATCATCCTCCAGGATTCCATACTTTACCAGCACATCGTCCACAGCTTCCAGAAGATTTGTCAGGTCAACTTTTCTCCGCGTCTTCATATAAAACAGGCATGTCACTTCACACTGCTCTGCTATCGGTGGCTCCACCCTCGTCAGATAATACCTGCAGTCCTTCTCATACTGCACATATCTCTTGCTTGGCATAATTTTGCTATAACTCCCGCATCTCACAATCCTCTGTGAATTTTTTTTCGTTACTGGCTGTAACGGAATAGTAATTTTAAGCTCCATCCCCCTGCACCCTTTCATATTCCTTTCTGAATTCTTTTTCTTTGCATATCCTTATTTCTCCGGACGGCTCCAGGATAATATAATCTCCGATTTTTGCTTTCATCTTTCCAGGCTTTGCATAGACAGTGCATCCATAAACATGTATTGCTCCATCCCTGACACACCTATCAATGAATATATTTTCTCTGTCCACTTCTTTCATGAACCATTCCGGAGCCATTATCTCCGCATCAGCATCAAACCGGAATGCCTCAACGACTGCCGGCTTTCTTTGATATTTCATAGTTCCCCCTTATTTGGAGGTGTCCGCATTCCCTTCTTTATCCGTTGCGTGGACATAATAAGCAACAGTTTTTCCGGTTGGCGTAACCTTCTTTTTGTGCTGCCCTACATCGTACCCATTCACGGCAAGAATTGTCATGACCTGTTTCCGGTCCTCCAAATTGTAAATACGGAGTTCCGCATCCCATCCGGTATTTTCTTCCTTCGCTACCGGTCCCGTAATCAATTCCTCCGGGCGGATTTTTGCCGCCTCTGCAATTTTAAAAAGAACATCAATCGCAATACTGGTCTTTGCTGTTTCATACGCTCCGATTTGGCTCTCGCTCTTTCCTATCAGTGCCCCAAGCTCTTTCTGCGAAAGCCCCATCGCAGTTCGTACTCTCCGTATCTCTTGCCCTACTTTCTGTGTCGCTCTCATCTTTCTCACTCCTCTACTTCAAAATAATGTTCCAGCCGCTTCTGCCGCTGTGCTGCCCTCATAATCCGGAAAGAGTTTCCAGATATCTCCACAGGAATGCATGTTTCAAATATCCTGTCGTAAATCCTACGGTACCTGATATCAGGATTTCTCATCATTTCATCAAAAGAGAGATTTGTGGTTAATATCATCGGTTTATCTGCCCGCGCTCTTCCATCAATCACGTTATACACTTTTTCCAAAGCATAGTCCGTGTTCCTTTCTGCTCCCAGATCATCAATAATAAGTAGGCTGCACCCGTTCAGGATATTAATATATTCTGCCTCATCCTCGCATCCCTGTATGTCCTGCAATATTTTTACGAATGATGTCATGATTACAGAAACTTTTTCATCAATCAAGGCGTTGGCAATACAGGCTGCCGTGTAACTTTTTCCGGTCCCTACTTTCCCATAAAAAACCAGACCAATATTTTTCTCTCCGGTTTTCGGATGGCCGTCATTTACCATCGTCCGGAAATCCCTGACATACGCTTTTGCAATCTGGAATGCCTTTCTGTTCTCGTTCCTTACCACATATGAGGAAAAACTGGCTTTTTGATATTTATTATCCATCATGGAAGCATCCTTCAATCTTTGTATCCTCCGTATCTCCTCTTCATGTTCCTGCCGTCTTTTTTTCTCTTCAAGCACACTAAATTCGCAATCGCACAGGCACCATACGGTTTTATGGAATAATTCTGTGTCTATTCTTTTCTGCTTAGGCTTTCCACATTTTCCGCAATGCCAGATCCCCTTTTCGTCCTGATAATCTCCATTTTGTATATTTACACCAAGCTTTGGGCCGCTCGGCAAAAACTGTGTCGCATCCATATCGCACCTCCTTAAAATTTACAAATATTGCTCAAAATCAGCCGTTCCATTTTCTGCTGGTGCAGATGCATTGGGAATCTCTTTTGGCATATAATCTAAAAATGGAGTTGCATCTCCCAAAAACGTTTTGGCATGTTTGATAAATTTCAATGGCGTATGTTCTCTCTCACACTCCGTCCTGTAATTACGCGCCGCCAGCAGCAATTCTTCCGGAGAAAATCCATCATTGATACGGGCCTGATATTTTTTATATCCCTGTCCTTTATCAGCCTTCTTTGGATATTCGGCCCAAAATTCCTCAAATTCTGTGGGATAGTTGTTTCTCCTTTTCCCTGTCTCCTCCCCTTTCTTCTTATCCGGAAGAGCGGGTGTTGGTGGACTCTGTGCTTCAATAATTTTTTTATCATCCAGCGGCACTCCATGAGTCCTGGAATACGATTTATTTTCCTTGAGAAGAAGCTGGCTTTTCTCATCTGTATATTGCGTCTCATGATAACGGTTCTGTGAAATACAGTTGTGCATCCTCCAGTGTTTTATTACGATCACTCCATCTTCAAAGGTTAGAACAAACCGTTTCAAAATCAGCATTTTTAAATCGTCATCGTGACACCCGACTGTTCTCATTATCCTCTTCGGGTTCCCTATGAATCCATCATCATCAGCCCGCATATTCAGATGGAAATATAACGCCTGTGTTGACAGCGGCATATCAAGGAAAGCATCACTATCCACAATTTTCATGGTAAACATCCGTTTCTGTGCCATCTCTTCCGCCTCCATCATCCCGTGATATACCTTGTCGTGGCCTTCGCAAAATCAAGAAATTTCTCATCTCTCCATCTATCCCAAAAAGCGATTGTCCTGGACTGTGGCCTCTCCTTTGCCAGCCCAACATGAATCTTCATCGGAATCGGTACGGCGTCACCTATCACGAATACATCCCCAGGCTGAAACATCGCAGTTTCATCGATCACGCTTTCACTCCCATCTGGCATCATTCCTTTAATCATAGCCTTGTCGTTCTCGTTGTTCATTTTCCCCACAATGAAATTCGCACACTGAGCCATAATGGTTTTATTCAGTCCTGACGGCCTCTGGCTTGCTACAAAAAGCGTGGTACCAAATTTCCTGCCCTCCTTCGCAATATCCTCGAATATTTCCACCATGCGCCGCTGTGATGCGGAAAGCTGGAAATCGTTTGGAATATATACATGGGCCTCATCGCACACCAGTGTAACTGGATGGACCTCTGAAACAGGATATGTACGCTGTATCTCATACACCAGCTTCGTAATCACCCCGATGATTGGGATTGCCACATCGTGCGGGATTTCTGACAGGTCGATATTCTTCACGGGAACATCATTGTTCATAATCTCTGCTACAAAATCATAGAGATATTTCTGCGGCATATCCTCAAAGAGAAACCTGTACTTGCTATCTGCCATCTTATCCACGAGCAGGTTCACCACATTGGTCAGCTTCCCGTTATAATCCCCTTTCGTCACTTTTTCCTGGCCGGCCTTCTCTCCGGATTTATATACCTCCCCCGTGCCTATCATCTGTTCGTCCAGAAACTTCATCAGCTTCACAAACTCCACATAGCTGAAATATATTGGTTTATTTTCCTTCCCGTTCGGACAAACTTTGTAATAGCATTTCCGCAGTGCTGTCATGGCCACGGTCGCTGATTCCTCTTTTATCTTCAGAATATTGGAAATCATATCCGAAAATCCGAACATCCATATTGGGAAAGGCTTCTCCTTCCCAACGGAAATATTTCTGGCATAAGACAGATTCCGGTATTCCCCGTGAATATCAAAGACAATCACATTTGCGCCCGGCAGCTTGCTCACCTGCTCTAAAATCTTTGCCACAGTCTCTGACTTCCCGGCTCCAGTGTTTCCTACCACACAGGAATGCCGTTGAAAAAACTTATTGCCATCTACATATGCAGGAATCCCGTATGCCGTGTAATCACCGATATAGAACCCGTCCATATATTTTTTCAGCATGGATACAAATTCCTCCCGGCCAATCCTGTGCGCCTCCACCCTCATAGTCGGGTATCGGTCAACGGCTTTTTCAAAACTCCCATCCTTTACTGTTCCAATGATGGAACATTCCAACATCTTCACACTTCCACGTTCCATGATATAATCATTATCATCAATTTCAGGCTCATCTTCTGCGTCCGTATCAGTCAGCGCATTCACCATTGTCACCAGTTCCACATCTCCATCCGATACAGATATCAAGTCATTAATCCTCACATCGTCAAACTCTTTATAATCAGACCTGATCTGCACCCTGTCGCTTAAGATTCTTATCAATTTCATGTCCTATGCCTCCAATAATTCATTGTAATTCCGCACCCTTGCTTTTTTGATACTCTTACAGTAATCACACCTTCCACAATGTTCCGGCTCGATGTACCCTTCTTTTATATCCGCATATCTTCCGATGTTTTCTTCCACCTGCCTCAGTGCAAAGTCAAGTGTGGACTGCGGAATCTGCCAAATATCCCGGTCAAGCACCTTTTCTTTTGTCACCACAGCCAGGTAAAACGGAAGCTTTTCTCCAGTGCATATCTCCACGCCTTTCTGATATACAGCCCCTTGGATGTCATATCTCCACTGAGGAAGTCTGTCCATTCTGGCCACTACCTTCAAATCAGTAATAGCCTTTCCGGGATTATAGCTGTCCAGTTTAATTTTCCACGGTACCCCAAACATCTCAAAAGTAAAAATCTTCTGCTTTTCCCCGCTCATTGAATCCATAAACTTCGGGTCCGTTTTTACGATTTCAATGATCTGGTTTGCCCTTTTGAAATCCGCTCTCAGTTCCCGGCGCCTGGTGTATATTCCAGGATTCTCTTTCATGAACTCATCCAGTGTGCCTTCAAAGTAACGGTCCACAAAGCTTCCCACCAAAAGGGCTTTCGTCACCGGCCTCTCATACTCCCCGGAAAGCTCAGCCATTGCCCTTGCCTCGCAACTAATGAATGATTTGTATTGCGACACAGAGAAAAATTCCCTGTTTGCAGCTTCGCTATAATAATTATCCTGGTTAATCTGCATCCGTCACCGCCTCTTTCTCCGTGCCTTTCTTCTCCGTTTCTTTCTTTCCTCCGTCAAACGGATCGCTAATTTCAGTTTCATCTGCCGGGAGGGCAATCTCAAAATAATCCTCACGTTTTGCCATCCCATCCCGCAAGGCAACATATACCTTTTTCAGTCGGACAAAATCATTTTCAGAAAAGGCATCACTCCGGCATCCAAGATATTTTTCAATCATCGGAAGCGTAACAGAAAACTCTTTTTCAAACACTCTGGCCATCGTTCTTACTCTGTCAACAAGCGGCTCCTCATATCCTTCCCGGAGTGTTTTATTGCACTGCTCTACCGCCGCTTCTACAACATCGCCAGGGACAATGCCAAGGATACACGCCCTTACTCTCCTTGCTGCCTGATTTGCCACCATCTCATAAATATCTCTTGGATCTGTCAACGGGTAATCCCCCCTCCTGGTATGACGAATATGTGGAACGCTGAACATTTTTGTTTGCCTTGCGTTGGTTTCCAAATCCCACGCATATGCCATAACCTGACTGACTCCGTTCCTCTGCTCCAGCTCCATGAATCCAAAATCAATATTTCCCCAGTTCTGCGCAATCGCTTCCGCAAGACGGATAGACGGACCGGTAATCTTTTCTCCTCCTCTTGGGTACTCATACATGGAGCTTTCTGCCAGCTTCATTCTCTGACACGCCCTGATGATATTATTAAATGCAACGACCTGATCTCTTGGAAATTTCTTTGCGGCAAGCATCGCAACCTGCACTTCCTGAGCCTGCCGTGCTACCATCATTTCAGTCTGTGATGTTCTTGGCACCTGTACCTTTTCCTGCTCCTGTGGCTGTCTCGTAAAATCTACGTTTGTCACTTCATTCATTGTGTTGTACCTCCTTTTTCTCTGAAATTTTTATATATTCGAGCCTTCCACCGCCATCATTCCTGCCAGATTTATGTATGCTCTGAAAAAATATTCCTTTATCACATCTGGCAGCAGCAGCGGAAGGTAGCTCTCATCTTTCCCTGCAGCTTTTGCTTTCCTTCTGGCGTATTCCAGAAGATCCTCATACTCTCCGTCTTGCAGTTTGTACCCCTCTTTTTCCATGCTCTCCCGTATTTCTCTGTAGTCCTGCACCTTTTCTCCTCCTCATTTTTTTGATATATCCCTCAACCGCAAATACCGCTGGGATAATCAACCATTCACCCCCAAAAGCCATGTATCCCCGCTCTGCATACGCGATTCGTAATGCGATTCCCATTAATACACATCCCACGCATAATGCAATCCAATGCCTTATAATCCATTTTTCCAACATCTTTGTTTTCCTCCCTCGTTTTTCACCTTATCTACCTCATTATGGATATAATCTGGACTGCCAGAAATATCACGGCCGCATCAACGGCATATACCTTTAATGCTCTCACCACATCTTTTTTACGCACTTTTTATTTCCTCCTTTATCTCCGCATTTATGAATATTCCGAAATCAATTTCTGGCATGTGTTCCAGCTCCCTTGTCAAATCCTCATCGGTCTCAATTCCATATTTGTTTTTCAATATTTTTGCCAGTCTTTCTTTCAGTTCCATCCACATCCGCCCCTATCTCTTCTGATATTTCTCTGCAAGTATCCGAAGTTCTGAAATCGCACTCTCCAGTGTTTCCAGTGTTTTTACAATCTTGCTGAACTCTTCCTGCTCATCCGCTGATATTTCCCCGTCTGCCGCAATAGAAAGCAGGTTTTTCTTCATCTCCCTTATATCCTCATCATCCAAGCTGTTCAGGATTTTTACCGTAATGCCCTGTAATCCGCTTTCTTGAACGGCAAGAGGAAAATCCTTTCCTATCGGACATTCGTGTTTGCAGTAATAATTTTTTAATTCCGGCTTCCCGTATAAATCGCTCATCATTACAACACTATCCGGAGGAACATTCTTTGTAACTCCCAACTCATAATTGGCAAGTGTAGATGTGGAAACACCCAGCATCTCTGCGGCCATTTCTCTACTTTTCAGTTTATCGTTATGCTCTGCGGCTTCTTTTCTACAGGCAAGATATACATTTTCAATCCCATTCATATAGTCACACTCCATGTTTTTTTGCCATCCATTGTCATATAATTGAATCAAGGTCAATCATAATCATCATCCGCATCGGATATATTTAAAAAGTCACTGATACGTTTTCGGACTGGAGGGCTTATTACTCTTCCGTTTAACACGGACGATATATATGATCTGTTGTATTCCAGCTCAGCAGAGAGGTCTTTTACAGCAATATCATTTTCTATCATTGCAATTTTTGCCCGCTTACACCAAGGAGACAATTTTTCTGTCATATCTTCTCACTCCTTTCTTTACATATTGGTGATTTTGCTTTAAAATGAAGATTGATTTAATCTTTATTTTCATCTTTAAATCAATCTTTAAAATCATCTTACATTTGTTATATTAACTCATTTTATTGAGTAAGTCAATACATTTACTCAATTTTATGAGTTTATTTTAAGGAGGTATTATGTTTTACGATAACTTCAAATCTGCTTGTGAACGTCATGGAACGAATATAACTGCGGTCCTAAAAGAATTGGGACGCGCAAGCGGAAATACTGGAACCTGGAAAATGGGGCGATATCCAAAATTGGATATCGTCATGGAAATTGCAGAGTATCTCCATATCAGTACAGATGAACTTATCTATGGAATAGGACAGGCTCCATATTCAGAAACTCAAAATAATGAGCTGCCTATTGATAATGAGTGGATTGAGATTATCTCCCACATTCCTGCTGACCGTCAGCAGATGTGCAAAGACTTTCTCCGTACCCATATGGTTGTCCCGGAAAAATATACTGATTCCAAGAAAGCGTAATATCAATGGAATACTTTAATTATTGTCTCAAAAACAGAAATGGAGGGAATGCAGATGTCTGAACGTGTCACCGTCACGCCACAGGAACCCGCCGTCCCAGAGCAGGACGCTTTTATCCTGGAGCTCCAACGGCTCCTTGCCTGTTACCAGCTCGCCACAAAAGAGGACAGACAAATCGTATGGGCGGCACTCAATAAATATGTGCCGCATATCATTTAAGGACAGCCCCGTGCAGGGGCTTTTCTTATATAAGTGAGGAAATTATCATGGCAAGAAAAAACAATCTCAAAATCATCCAGAACGCCTCCACAAAGCAAACAAAGGTTGCAATTTACCTCCGTGTCTCAACCTCTTATCAGGTTGATAAGGATTCTCTTCCTATGCAGAGAAAGGACCTCATAGCATACTGCAATCTCATCCTCGGCACGGATAATTACGAAGTCTTTGAGGACGCTGGATATTCAGGAAAGAATACGGACCGGCCGGCATTTCAAGAAATGATGAAAAGAATACGCAATGGAGAATTTACTCATGTTCTGGTATGGAAAATCGACAGGATTTCAAGGAATCTCATTGACTTCGCAGAAATGTATGAGGAACTCCAATCACTCCGGGTGACCTTCGTAAGCAAAAATGAGCAGTTTGACACCTCAACCGCAATCGGTGAGGCTATGCTCAAAATCATCCTTGTGTTTGCAGAATTGGAACGTAACATGACTTCCGAGCGTGTCACCGCAACCATGATCTCCAGGGCAAACAATGGATTGTGGAACGGCGGGAGAATCCCCTTTGGATATGACTATGATCCGGACAGTATGACGTTCTCCATCCGGGAAGATGAAGCCTCTATATGCCGGATGTTGAAAGACGATTATATCCAGAACAGATCACTTACCGGAACAGCCAGGATGCTCAATACCTCCGGACATCTCACCAGGGCAGGTGCCGAATGGACTCCCACTACTGTTTGGATTATCGCATCCAGTCCCTTCTATGCTGGTATCTACCGATACAACAGATACAAGGGTACCGAAAACAGAACCATAAACCCGGAAGATGAGTGGGTAATGATACCAAACCACCACCCGGCAATCTTCACACTTGAAGAGCATGAAAAGATGCTTTTCATCCTCGAAGAAAACAGCAGACAGAAAAATTCTGTCGGGAAACAATGCAAACGCACAAACATCCACATCTTTTCCGGCATTGTATTCTGTGGGAAATGCGGAAATAAGCTGACGGCCACCCCGGGGAGAAAACATGCTGACGGCTACCGCACTTCCGTATACTCCTGCCCGATGAAGAGGAAATCCAGCGAGTGCGATAACCCGGCGGTCAATGATCTCATCATAGGGGAATTTGTTATCAACTATATCCTGAATATGCTCAATGCGAAGAAAACTTTCTCCAAAATCTACACGCCGGAAGAACTGGAAAGGCACCTTCTCCACGGCAGCACATTCTCTGATATCTCCCATATTGAGCAGGACGGACTGAACGATTTCTTCAACCTCCTGTCCAGATACGGTTCCGATAATTCTTTCGTGTTCTCCATCAAAAAACCGCGAAAGAAACGTGCAGCCGTAAATCCAGAACTCAGCGCGCTCAGAAAGGAGAAAGAAAAACAGGAACGTGCCATGCAGAGGTTGCAAGATTTATATTTATATTCGGATAATGCCATCTCAGAAAAGGATTTTATTTTGAGAAAAGCAGACATCTCCAAACGCCTTGACGATATTAACGCCCAGCTTGGAATGATCACAAGAAATTCAGATTCTATTCTCTCGGATGAAGATTTCATCAAACAGGCAAGCCACCTTCTCATCCAGAAAGAATTACAGAACAAAGAATATATTTATTTCAAAAACCTTGCCGCCAACGTATCACCGGAGATCCTTAAAGCCTACATGGACACGATTCTGGATTCCGTTTATATGGTGGATGGGCAGGTTTCCTCCATCGTTTTCAAGAATGGTCTGACTCATAAATTGTAA